AAGATGAGAAGCACTACAAGCTTGTGGGAGATCATACGCTTGAAGCTTCATGGGAAGTAGTCGGTGATAACTCCGTTGAACTCACACAAGCACAGTATGATGCACTTTCCTACGAAGAAAAGATGAATGGCACAACGTACTACATCACAGACGGAGATGATGGTACAGGCGGTGGTAGTGGAGGCGGTAGCGGTATTATTAAACTTGCCGAAGCAGGTTTTGTAGAGTTTGAAAATCCGATTGCAGAAGGTGAAATTAAATCCAAAGCCGTGTTTCATTCGGGGTACAATTTACTTCCGACTGATTTGTGGTCAGCGAATGTTACATTAGGAGCACCTACGACTGGCGTAGATAACAGATGGCAAAATCAAAAGGACGGTGTAAGGCTTCTTCCTGTAACGGTAACATCTAACGGCTATTTTAGGATTGAAGTGTTGTTTGAAAAAGGCTTTACTACTGCTTATGGCGGCAAAGTTCCTGTTTACTATCAGTTCTATGCAAATGTGAAAAGACCGAACATTGGAACATCTGAGAATTTTGCAGGCGGTAATAAGCAAGTCGGCGATCTGTATACAACAGCACGAGCCATATATGACGGATTTTTGGACTACGCCATCGTTCTTTCAACCACAATAGCAAAGGCTTTAGAAAGAGGTGGACACCTTAGTGTTTCATTTGATTCAGATGCCATGATGCACACTGTCATTGGACTTTTGGATAAGACAAGAAGCATTGTAAAGAATCCGAATGATGGAGCAACATACTATCCTATCGCTTGGATTAACCCAGTCTACGAAATTGTCAACATAAAATATGTGGCAATACATCCTACGGAAGAGGATAAGTACACGATATTCTTTACAGATGCTGCAACAGATAATGCTTATCAGTATGTTGACAGCGCAGACAAATTGTTAGGCTTGTATGGTGTTGACGCTTACGATGTGGAGGTGATCTGATGGGAAAGATAATGAAGAACGGCGTTGATTATACAAGCCGCAAAGACCAGATAGAATTAACAATGGCAGAGTACACCGCACTTCCCGAAGAAGAGAAGATGAATGGTAAAACCTATTTCATCACAGACGGCGGTGCTTATGTACCTGCTATTGATCTGATTCCGTATGTCAATCAAGCCCCTATCGTTGTAGGCAAACTTGACTTGCGTGGTGATGGTGAGTTTAGGGATATCAAACGTGTGCGCTTGTGGATTAACGACTTGCAAAACGCAAGTGAAATCATCACGGCAGGGTGGGTTGAAACAGGAGTGTATGTAAGACCGATTCGCATATATGGGTGGTTTACATTTCACGATACTGTAAATACACCGACAAGTTGGGAGTACCGTATTCAACAATTACCCATTCCGTATTCTGGATATAAGCTGATTGAATCTCCGTCTGGTAGTACTGATACTATTGGCTTAAAGTTCTATGTCGATTATAGCAATAAACTTAGGATGATAGTAGAGGGAAAAAGCAAATTTCACACAGAAGATCATGCTTGTGTAATCATTGACTTTATGGAAACACCGATCACATAAGGAGGTAGGACATGGGAATGATAGTGAAAAACGGTGTGCCTTATGGACAGGGAAGTGAAATTCCGAAAGGCGGCACAAAAGATCAGGTGCTTGCTAAAGCGTCAGACCTTGACGGCGATATGTATTGGAAAGATGAAAAAGGTGGCGGTGGTGAAACACCTACGCTTGACGCTGTTCTGAAAAAAGGAAATGACACAGAATATAGTGCAAGATTTACCGATGAGTTAAACGGTGCGCAAGCCGAAATATATGCAAACGGCACTTATATGACAGGTAACGGCACAGAGGGTATGCGGCAGTTTTCCGTCAGTCAAAATGGTATCCGTGCCGTTGACAATCTTGTAGGTACAATCACGCCGAAGTTCATAGTGCCGTTTGAGCCGTCTGGTGAAGATCAAGTTGCTATGTCTGATGCAGTGAAAGAATCATTCAAGAAAGCACTTGATACCAATGCCAAAATCACCTTTGATAACGAATACAATTATCTGCAAATCAGAGATGGTAACGGAACTGACATTGGGTTTAGTCAAGACACAGCAGACACGGTAAGGATTCAAGAATACGCAAAAGACGATAGAGGACAGGTTCAGAAAATCTTTGACGAAACCCTCACGTCTAAAACGTATGTGGACGGTGCTGTTGGCGACCTGACCACACTCACCACGACCGACCAGACAAACCTTGTCGGAGCGATCAACGAGATTGACTTTGCAGTAAAGGGTTTAGGCGAACCGTTCCGAGTGAAGCAGTGGGCATCGAATACGCTTAACGTCGAGATTCCGTACTGTACGGAGGACATCGGAAATGGCAGTATTGCAAAGATGGTGTATAGCATAGACGATGTTGAAGGTGCAGACTATCAGATCGTTGGCATGATTGCATACGAAGTGTTCGATGCCGCAAGCGGTGGAAATCGAATCAACTGTTTCCCTGTATGCCAGTTCACAGGCAACGGTCAGAAAGAACTGTCTGTCAGATGGACGTGCATGGGAACGACACGCAAGACGGCAAAGCGCATTAACGCATGGGTGCTTTTGAAGCACAGGTAATATGGCAGACGAAGGAAGACGGCTGACCGAAAAGATACAGGCTCGAATGGAACGTGACATTACTCGTGAGTATCGCCAAGCGCACAAGGAGGTGCAGGCGAAACTTGACGAGTATTTGTCACGTTTTGTGGAAGAGGATAAGAGGCAGGCGGCGAGAGTCATGTCTGGGGAAATCACGCAGAAAGAACATAATGACTGGCGCGTAAGGCATATCGGGATGAGCCAGAGGTGGGAGGAATTGAGGGACAACCTTGCGAAAGGATACCACAGGGCGAATCAGAACGCCATGGAGATCGCCAAGGGATATATCCCGGAAGTATTTGCTGCGAATTATGAGTATGGAACAATGTCAATCCTGAAGCAGGGAACGCTAAATCCTGCATTTTCCATGGTGGACAGAAACTTTGTTGACACGCTTATCCGGGATAACCCGAAGTTGCTTCCAGACCCGACTCCCGGAGGCCCGACGGCGAGGATGCTGGCAGAGCATAAGGACCTAAAGTGGAACAGGAATAAGCTGCAGTCAGCGATGATTCAAGGGTGCCTTCAGGGGGAGAGCATAAGGAAACTCGCTGACAGGTTTCAGGCGGTCACGGATATGAACAGGAAATCTGCCTTGAGGAACGCAAGGACCGCAGTAACAGGGGCAGCAGGAGCAGGCAGACTTAATTCCTACAGGAGAGCGGAGAAGCTGGGAGTACCGCTTGTTAAAGAATGGAGTGCAAGCATTGACAATGTCACAAGAGATTCCCATGTTGACGTGAACGGAGAAAGGCGTGAGATAGAGGAAGAATTTTCCAATGGCCTCATGCACCCTGGAGCTGCCGGACCACCTGAGGAGGTTTATAACTGCTTTGTCGGAGAAACCATAGTTGCTGCTGACAGTGAAATAGAGAGAAGCTACCGTCATGAGTACGAGGGCGATTTAATCACCATTAAAACTGCCATGGGCGTAGAGTTCTCCTGTACCCCGAATCACCCAATACTTGGCGTTTGCGGGTGGGTTCCGGCGAATCTGCTTGACGAGGGAGACTACATTGCCGTAACAAGACTCGTCAAAGATGAGTGTTTTGGGGTTGACCCAGACATAAATCATGTTCATTCCAGAATTGACGCAGTTCATGAGCTTCTTTATAAACTTGGAGGAGAGAGGACTCGCACATTGGGTGTGAATTTCCACGGCGACATTCCCACATCCGATGTCGAGGTTATAACTCATAAACGGCTGCTGGGGGACGGCGGGAATTCCGGCAAGCTTGAGGAAGAGAGAGAATTGTGGCTCAAGAATTCCCTTGCGCCTTGTTCTTGTCAAGGCTCTCTTCGCAAGGGATTCCGCAGAGTTCTTTCGTCCGCGTCTCGCCTTGTGAGCAGCGTCAGCAAGTCTCTGCCTTTCTTCCGGCGGAGTCTGCGACATTCGGAGGTACATGGATTCGGAGCGGCCGCGCTGAACAATTCCGTTCTCGTTGAGCCTCTTCACGATGGTTCTTCTGGATGTATTGAATTGATCGGCAAGGATTTTTACAGACTTCCCGGAATCGTATTCGCGGATAAGATCGTCGATATTGATGTTAAGCCGTTTCATGGTGATGTTTACAACCTCCAAACGTGTAATGGATACTATTTCGTCAATTCAATTATATCACGTAACAACGGCAATGCACAGGAATATATGGCGATTGCCCATAACTGTCGATGTGATTTGATTGCATGGGTGAAGGGACATGAGCCTAGGGAAGACTTGAACTGGACGTTTGACCGTGAGACGCAAAGTGATACTGATATACGTCTTGGACATGAGCTCGGCCATCAGGGAATGACGTCTGCAACAAAAATTGTGCACCCATACTCGACAACATCTCCGAGACTTGCAGGTGGAACGGATACCGCAACAAGATTGGAGTTGGTGTCAAAGACAGATGGCGTGAAGTACAATGCTCCGGCAAAGATGGATGCGCCGCTGACACAGGACCAAATTATTGATAAAATAGCAGGTAAGGACCCGACAAGAGGGTCGTGCTCATCTCAAGCGTTCACATATGTGGGCAACAAGGCGGGGTATGACGTGAAGGATTATAGAGGAGGCCGTAGTTGCGAGATTTTCACGCAGTTTGCTAATTTGGAAGACTTGGCAAACGCGCCCGGGGTTGTTGGTTATATTGAGAGAGATTATAATGATTATAATGCATTAAAGAGACTGTTTGAAAATGTGAAGGGCGCATCTGTTGGAAAAGAGTACGTATTATCAACCGGAAAACATACAGCGATAATTCAAAAAACTCAGTCTGGATGGGATTACTTGGAGCTCCAGCTTGAAAAAGGTAATGGATTCCATAGGTTGAACAACGAAGCATTTAAGGAGAGATTTTATTGTTATAAGACTCATACAACACAAGGAATTAAGTATGAGGACCCGAGCATTTTGATTGATGTTGACTCACTTATAAAAAACGATAAGTTTATAAATGTACTGGGGTATTTGAACACAAATGTCTAACGTGGAAAAGTTGTTTTACAAAAGGAATAGCGGAGATAATGTGTGGTGGGTAGATACTCCGGGAGAGCGCGGGGTGTATGAGTTTAGCTTTGATAAAAAGCGCGTGTTCAATTTGTTTCAGGATTATCCTCACGCACTTACAAAAGAGCAGAAAGAGTTGTTTGACAAAGAAAATCCATTCTGGAAGGGAAAGCTATAAGATGGGATTCTTCACAGGAAAACCAAGCGTACAGATCATCAGCAATGTGGATGAGTTCCTGAAAGCCTCACGCGAAAGCGCGATCAAGGCTCTGGAAGCTGTCGGCATTCAATGTGAATCCCATGCAGTAAAGAACCTGAAGAATGCCGGGCGCGGAAAGGGGAAGCTTTCAAAGAGCATAACTCATCTCGTTGACCCTGTTGAGCCCGCGGTGTATGTCGGCACAAATGTCCATTACGCAATTTACAACGAGGTGGGCACCGGGATTCACAACGAAGCTGGTCATGCCACAAAAGGCTGGTGGGTGTACGTTGAAGGAAGTGACAATGTTGGCCCCGGTAATAGTAAACGGTACACGTATGAGGAAGCTGCGCAGATCATGGCAATCTTGAGGTCTCGTGGTATTCCGGCACACATGACGCAAGGCATGAAGGGTGTTCATTTTATACGTGATGCCGTTGCCGGGCATGAGCAGGAATACAAAAACATCATAGAAGAACATCTTGAAAAGGGATAAAATTTTATCTCTAACTTTTCGTGAATTTCCATGTACAATAAAAATCAAAGAGAATAAGCGAGGACACCGACTGATCATCGGACGGGATGCCTGATCATCCCTTACTTGCATGTAGAGCCCTGTCAGGAGAGCAATCTTTCTGATGGGGCTTTTTCTCTTTTATCCGAATGACAAAGAACCGTCACCGAAGAACAGGAGGAGATTATGGCTCTAACCAGAAAGTTTTTATCCGCAATGGGCGTGGAGGAATCGAAGATTGACGAGATTATTTCCGCTCATACAGACACCGTAAACGCGCTGAAGGAAGAGCGCGACAATTTCAAAGCAGATGCCGAGAAACTGCCAGCCGTCCAAAAGGAACTGGACGAATTCAAAAAGGCAGAGTCGAAAGGCGACGCCTACAGGGTGAAGTACGAAGCCAAGGTGGAGGAGTACGACGCTCTGAAGAAAGAATTTGAGCAGTATAAGGACGGCGTAACAGCTAAGGAAACCACGGCCAAGAAAGAGGCTGCATATAGGACGCTTCTGAAAAAGGCTGGAGTTTCGGAAAAGCGTATTGATGCGGTGATGAAAGTGTCGGATGTGACAAAGGTAGAGCTGACAGAAGATGGCGCGATCAAGGACGCTGACGATCTGGAGAAGAAGATCAAGGAAGAGTGGTCTGACTTCATCGTTTCCGAGGGTGTTAAAGGAGCATCGACCCCGACCCCGCCGAACAACACGGGAGGCGACAGGCAGAGGGGCGAAGCCGCGAAGATCGCGCAGAAGTACCACGAGAATCTCTACGGAAAAACAGAGGAGGAAAAGAAATGAGCTTTATTGGCGACTTAACCAAAAACAAAAGCTATCATCCCGGCTATTTCCTCGCCAGAGAGGAATGCACCAGAAAAACAAGACAGATGTTGCAGGCGAACGCCGTAACCGCTGACAATGGCGGCAAATACATCCCTATGGGAACTATCTTCCCCGCTGATGATGCCACGGCAGAGGGCATTGTGTACGAAGATGTGGATGTGACCAGCGGCGATATGCCCGGTTCTGTTGTTCTTGCAGGCACGGTCTGGGAGGACAGGCTGACGATTTCTTCCGACGCGAAGAGTGCGCTGGAAGGAAAAGGCTTTAAGTTCCTGACTGAACCCACAGTCACGAGACCGTAAGGAGGTGTAATCATGGCGAGATTTGAAGAAAACATCATGGGCTTAATCCCCAGAGAAGATTGGCTTGAGATCGGTTTCAACGTCACGAGACCGAATGATCCGATTGACGGCCTGTTCGACGACGAGAGAACCGACAACATTATCGCGAAGTGGAATTCCATTTCTTCGGAATACCAGATTCCGATGATGGCGTATTTCCACGGATGGGACACGGAGGCTCTGACGACCTTCCGAGTGCCTGTTGACACGCACAACATCGAAAAAGGCTTAATCAAGGTCAAGATCAACCAGTCCGAGCGGATGATGCAGCTGCTGCACAATGGCGTTCAGAACGAGCAGATGTACGAATATGTCATCAATGACGGCGTGCGTCTGGCAGATCAGGTCTTTACCCGCTCCAAGGTGGCGAAGAACGAGCTGATGTCCACAGGTAAGATCACGATCAAGGAGAACAACATTGATCTCGAAGTCGATTATGGCGTTCCTGCCGATCAGACAGCGTTCAGCATTGACGTTGCCGGGGATATCGCGGCGAAGCTGGTGGAGATCGAAGACCTTGCGCAGAGCAAAGGCGTTACGATTACCGGCATGCTGACCTCCAAGAAGGTTCTCTCCAAGATGCGTCAGAACCAGTACCTGCAGAAGTCCATCAAAGGCACTGCTGCTGTCGGCACCCTGCTGAAGATGAGCGAGTTGCAGGCGTTCATGACCGAGGAGTTTGACATCACGTCCATCATCACGAACGACCTGACCTACGGCGCCGAAGGCAAGATCGGTTCTGATGGCCGTCCGCAGATCACCACAAAGAGATACTTCCCGCAGGATAAGATCACGTTCTTCGCAACGAATCCCGGCGGCAAACTCGGTCGTGGACTGTGGGGCGACCCGCCGAGCGCAAGGAACTTTGAAACGCGCAAGATCAGCGGAAGCCGTCCGTTCGTAACGGTTGACCAGTACATGGAGACTGACCCTGACATCCTGTGGACGAGGGCGAGTGCGCTGTTTATCCCGGTACTGTACAACCCGAACAGCCTGTTCATTTCGGCTGTGACAGACAGCAGTATCTAAGGAGGGCGATGATGTATAAAGCACTTGTTCTTTTCCGTGACACACAGGATGACGGCTATGTTTATCAGCCGGGAGATACGTTTCCTCGCAAGGGATTTACCCCGAGCAAAGAGCGCATCGAATCCATGCTGTCATCGAACAATAAGCAGGGAAAGCCTGTGATTGAAGCGGTGGCTGTAGTCGAGGAGTCTGCAGAAGAACCGAAGACGGACCAAGCGCCGAAGAAGCGCGGGAGGAACAAGTGACACTCACCGAGCTGTGCCAAGAGTTGAAGAACTGGTTTGATCGTGGCTTTCCCAAGTGGATAGGGAAGATCACGATCTCCGGCGGAAATCTGGAATGTAGGGGTGACGGGACATGGCTGTCCAGAGAAAATGTTGCCCTGTATGACGGTCAGTACTTTCGCATAGTCGGGAGTGTGTTTAATGATGGTGTTTACCAGTTTCCATGCTCTACCCTTCAAGATGAGTCGTTCGACGGGGCGATCTGGGCTATGGCGGTACCCCCTGCCGTCCTCGCCCTGTTGGACGACATCAATGCTTGGGAGGCTAAATATGGCGGGGTAGATGGAGCGTTAATGAGCCCGTTTCAGTCGGAGTCCTTCGGTGGATATTCCTACTCGAAGGGAGCGATTGGAAAAAGCAGTTCCGGGAACGGAGGAGATGGTGCAACATGGCAGTCCATGTTCGATGACCGTCTGAAGCTGTGGAGGAAGGTATGAGCCTGTTAAGCGAAGCGATGGAACAATGCACCATGCTTGACAGAACCACCTCTCCTGATGGCTATGGAGGCTTCACAACGGCTTTTGTGGACGGGGCAGGGTTTCTATCGGCTGTTGTGTTAGATAACAGCATAGAGGCGCGCAGAGCCGCTGTGGAGGGTGTGACGGCGTTCTATACGGTAACCACCGCAAGGAATATCAATTTACAGTACCATGATGTATTTCGCAGAGACAGGGATGGAAAGATTTTTCGCGTTACATCGGATGGTGATGACAAGAAAACGCCGATGAGCGCGGGTCTGGACATGAGACAAGTCAGCGCAGAGGAATGGAAGTTGCCGAATGAATAAGGAACAGGCAATCCACAGCTTCTGGTCATCGTTCGGATGGACCGCCATAGATGAGCAGAGCGCATACGACAGACCGATGGATGTTAAGTATCCGTATATCACCTATGAGGTGGCGGTCGCAGAGTTGGATGAGCCGATTTCCCTTTCTGCTGATCTGTGGGACAGATCGACTTCATGGAAGAACGTCACGGAGAAGTCAGAAGAGATTGCGAGATACATCAAAGGTCTAAGCCCGATACCCATTGACAGCGGGTATGTGTGGATAACAAAAGGAAGTCCATTCGCACAGCGGATGGCTGAAGATACAGGACTTGCAGATGTAAGGCGGGTCCACATCAACATCACGGTAGAATTTTTCACCAACTACTAAGGAGGCTGACATGAGATTTTATAAAATTCCGCAAGATGCGTTTGACGGATTACAGGTCGAGGCAGGCATGCTTCTGACTAAGTTTGACCCTAACAATGTGACAGACCCTGATGATGCAGACATTCTGTGTGCCACGACTGGCGGCATCAACGCGAGCTGCGTTGCAGAGTTCTCTGACTATGGCGAGGACGTTGACAATGTTCCGAACAACATGATGGAGTTCAAGAGACTGGTAGGCTGGACAGCCACCATGTCCTTCACATCTCTCGGAACGAACAACCGCCTGATCAAGTTCACTCTCGGTGCCGCGGACGAGAATAGCGGCAAGGTTGTGCCGAGGTCGAGCGTAAAGCTGACTGACTTCTCCGACCTGTGGTGGGTAGGCGAGAAGGCCAACGAGGGCTTCCTTGCGATTCACCTGTTTAACGCTCTTTCGACAGGTGGCTTCACACTTCAGACATCCAAGGGCGGCAAGGGTCAGATTTCCGTGGAGATCACGGGTCACGTTTCCATCAACGCACAAGACGTTGTGCCGATGGAATTCTATTCCAGCGACCCTGCGCCGACCCCCGGTCCTACGCCCACGACAACGTTCAGTGTAACGCAGAATCTGACGGATGTTGACTCCGACTTCTCCGGCACGACCGTAAACGAGGGCGAAGCTCTTGAGATCACGCTTGTGGCCGCGACAGGCTTTACGGATGTGACCAATGTGGAAGTGCTGATGGGTGGAACCGACATCACTTCTACGGCGTGGGATGATGTGAGCGGCAAGGTGACAATCGCGATCGTGAATGGCGACGTTGTTATCACAGCAGAAGGAGTATAAGCATGAAAAGTCTCGCAAACTGCAAACCGACCGAGTTCTTGAAGCAGACAAACAGAATCCGCAAAGCGGTGGAGAAGTGGCTTGATCTGACAGACATTGCAAAGATCGCCGCCACCAGACCAAAGCTTACGCCGTTCCGCAAGGACATGACGGAGGAAGAAAAGCTGGAGCTGTTCGCAGAGAACAAAAAGATCGCAGAAGAGCAGACGCGGGACAACATGAACCGTATCCTTGAAGAAGTGATGGACAAACACGCTGACGAGACACTTGTCATCCTTGGCCTGTGTTGCTTCGTGGAGCCAGACGAAATAGACGATCATTCTGTGAGCGAATATCTTGAGGTTCTCACGGAATTGATCGAAAACAGGGCGGTACTCAATTTTTTTACTTCATTGATGCGCTTGGAGCAGACAAATTCTTTGAGTGCATCACAAGCATAAGGCTTGACTTGCTTGAACTGTTCGGGAACGGATATGTGCATGATCACTGCATGTCCGTTCTCGCACAGGAAGCGAGAGAAAAGACATACCGCATATACACCACGGACGCTTTGATGTACATCACCCAAAACACCGCGAAGAGCAGAGGCGGTTCGTATCTTGGAAAGCGGTTCATTGATTTCGTTGACGAAAAAAGAAAACCCTCTAAGGAACCGGAAACAGAGGAAGAGGTTGTCACGAGAATAAGGTCGAAACTGAGACAAAAATGAACCTACTCGAACTTTACGCCAAACTCGGCTTAGATGCATCTGAATATGAGCGCGGTCTGTTAGGCGCAGAAGGCTCTGCAAAGAGCTTCGGAAGCCGTCTTGGAGGAGCATTCAAGACCGTTGCAAAAGTTGGCGCGAAAGCCCTTGCAGCAGCATCGGGAGCTGCTGTGGCTTTTGGCGCGTCTTCTGTTAAGGCTGGAATGGAATTTGATTCGTCCATGTCACAAGTTGCTGCAACACTTGGCATGACTATGGATGAACTAAACAGCCAAATCGCCACCACAAAACTTTCAACAGGGTCATTTACTGGAACACTTCGGGAGTTCGCCATGGAAATGGGGAGAACGACCGCTTTTTCTGCTACCCAGTGCGCTGATGCTTTGAATTATATGGCATTAGCCGGGTATGACGCAAAGACATCCATGGACATGTTGCCGACTGTTCTCAACCTTGCGGCGGCAGGCAATATTGACCTTGCAAGAGCGTCTGATATGGTCACTGACGCACAGACTGCATTTGGCCTGTCCATCGAAAGAACGTCGCAGATGGTTGACGAGATGGCGAAAGCCGCATCTACTGGCAATACGTCTGTGGAACAGTTGGGTGATGCGTTCCTCGTTGTTGGCGGTCTCGCGCAGGACCTTAACGGCGGCATGATAACGCTTGCCGATGGCACACAAAAGCCCGTTGATGGTTTGCAAGAATTGGAAATCGCCCTTACGGCGATGGCGAATGCTGGCATCAAAGGTTCAGAAGCAGGAACTCACATGAGAAACATGCTTCTGAAACTCTCCTCACCGACTGACGCGGGAACAATGGCGCTTGAAGAGCTCGGCGTTGCCGTGTTTGATAATGTGGGGAAGATGCGCTCCTTGAAGGACATCATGGGAGACCTCAGTTTTGTCATGGGGTCTTTGTCGCAGGGTGCGAAGCTTAGAGCAATAAGCGACTTGTTCAATACAAGAGACATTGCATCCGCGGAAGCGATCATGAACGCCCTCGGCGATTCCGCAGGTGCTGTTTCTGAGAAATTAAAAGATAGCGGAATCAGTTTTAAGAATGTATCTGGGGCTGTAAATCGCTTAGGCATTGAACTTTCTGGCGCAGATCAAGTGCTTGAAGGAATGACGCAAGATTTGATCTTTTATCGTCGTGTCGGGATAGACAACGCGCAGATGCTTGAACTCCTTCAAAGAGATTACAAGCTGACGGGGGAAGAAGCAGAAAAGGCTATCAATGCCATGACAGAAGGTCTTGATGATATCTCTAATGATTGGGATGAGATCGGAGAGGCTATTCTTGGAGCCGAAGGTGCGGCGCAGAAGATGGCCGACACGCAGCTTGATAACCTTGCGGGGGATATCACACTGTTTAAGTCTGCTCTTGAAGGGGCTAAGATTACACTCTCCGACCAACTAACCCCTGCAATAAGGGAATTTGTTCAAGATGGGACTGCGTCCGTAGGTAAAGTCACAGAGGCGTTTAATAAGGAAGGCTTAGCCGGGGCGATAGAGGTTGCAGGTGACGAGATAGGAAAGTTGCTTGGTAAAGCGATGAAGGCTCTTCCGAGCATGATAAAAGCAGGGGCAAATATCCTGAAGGGAATTGGAAAAGGCATTATCAAACAATTACCGGAACTTGCAAAAGTCGCAGGTGAGATCATAAAGGACTTAGCGAAGTATCTGAAGGATAACGCGCCAAAGATTGCGAAGGCGGCGAAGGAAGTTTTGAAAGCGTTTGTTGACGCTATTAGCGATGCTATCCCCGCAGTTAAACCTCTCGGAGAAGTGATTGAGTTTCTTATTGACAACATCGGAACGATTGCAACCGTTGTAGTACCTGCGGCACTTGCGTTTAAGGCGTTTGGAAAAGCCGTTGATATAACAAAAACCGTTACGAAAACAGTAGACGGATTGAAGGATATGGCAACGACGCTTCTGAACACAAGTCCGTATTCCCTCGCGGCGGCAGCGGCCGTTGGTCTTGGCGTTGCAATGACAAAAATGTTCCCGACTGAAACGGTACAAACCGCAAGAGAAGTTGGCGAAGCCATCGAAGAAATCGGAAACAGGGCACCTATCTTTGAAGATATGAGCCAGAAATTCAACGAAATGAATGAAAGGCGTCTCTCTGCGGCAGAAAACGCAAAGAAAGCATCAGATGAAGAAATCGGGAAGATACATGAGCTAAAGGGAGAACTTGACGGTCTCATTGGAAAGAATGGAGAAGTAAAAGAGTCAGATCGTGAGAGGGCTGATTTTGTTGCCGGGGCGCTTTTGGAAAGTCTGGGACTCGAATACGACAAGAACGGCGATTTAATACAGCAGTACCAGGATATCTGCGGGAATATTGACACTCTTATCGTAAAGAAACAGGCGCTTGCTCTGCTTGATGCCACAGAAGCCGCATATACAGAAGCGTTGCAGGGAGAAGAAAAAGCACTGCTCAAAGTATATGAGGAACAGCAAAAACTTGCTGATGCGAGAGCGGAGGGTCTTCCTCTGTACGAGAACTTAGAAAAAGCAGAAAGGAATCTTGCCGAGGCCGCGGAGCTTGCTGGAGATGCGGTATATAGCTTTGGTGGCGACCCGATGGAGCAGGCAAGACAAGGGCTCGACGATGCAAAAAGGGCTGTCGAGGAATATGAGGCTTCGCTTCAGCCGTTCATTGATGACCTTGCCGCGGCAGAAGACACGTATTCAAACTATTCGCAAGTCATAGCCGATAGAAGCGAACTAATGGCGGCGGTTCAGGAAGGAAGCGTTGACAGAATGAATGCCGCAATAGATAGACAAATTAACGGCATACTGACAGCCGAAAATGCAGAAGCCGGTTCCCTTCAAAGACAGGTGGAAACGCAGGCGAATGCGTATAACATAATGGAACGACAGGTCGTCGAAAGCGGAGATGCGAGAGCGACGGCGATGAGGGATTCTGCTGCAAAAGAAATTCTCACGATGGCTGCGGAATACGCTAAAGCTCCCGCGGAAGCAAGAGCGGCCCTTGAACCTTTAGCGCCCGAAACTGTTGCGGCTATTGAAGCGGCCATGGATGCCATGGGCGTGTCAACAGATGCCGGAATGGTTGAAATGCTCGATATCATCAAGGGTAAGAGAGAAGAGTTTTCTCAAAACGGTGCAGACCTGATCGATGGAGCCATCGAAGGATTAAATTCCAAAGATGAGGAAATGCAAAACGCCGTACAGACAATAGCGGATAATGCGAATAACAGGTGGTGCGAGGTTCAGTTGTCCCATTCTCCGTCCGAGGTGTGGAAGCAGTTTGGCTGGGATATGCTTGATGGACTGAGAATTGGAATGACGGAAGAAAAGTTGGAAGAGCTCATCACCGCAATCGATCTGCTTGCCACGCAGATAAACGATACATTCAAGGCCGCCGAACAGATCGCCGATGCTCCTTCGGAAACATGGAAGGAATACGGCATGCTGATGGATGACGGTCTTGTGGAAGGTCTTGCCGAAAAAACGGAAATCGTAAACGAAGCGGCAACAGAAGTGGCGGAAGCCGCGACAGGACCAGTGGAAGGACTCCCGGAAGTCTATTATGGCATCGGTTCAAACGCTGGCAATTCTATTGCCAGTGGAATCGAGTCGGCAGTGCCAAGGGTAGAAGCAGCGGCGGCAAAGATTATGGCTGCGGCAGGTGCGGCGGCAGCAGCAGCGGCACAGATCGCATCACCTTCAAAAGTGTTTATGCGGATGGGCGGTTATCTTGGGGAAGGACTTGCGGTCGGAATAGAAGATTCCATCCCCATGGTGTCGAAAGCGGTTGACTCTATGATCGAAACAGCTTCTGGTGCTGTTGACTTTGGTGACGTACACGTAAAAGGAAGCGGTCAGCGTGATAACGGATTCGTACAGAACCTTACGATAAACTCGCCAACACCATTGACACCGTATGAGGTCGCGAGACAGACAAGAAACGCAACCCAGAGACTCGTGTTGGCCGTCGGGAGGGCATGATGGACAGGAAGGTAGAATGCGTAAACAAGGATGGCGTTTCCATCATCTTTGACGAATCAAAATGGAATCCGTTTATCCTAATGAAAATAGAGGGAATCTACGACACGGAATATAGGCACACGATGCCCGAAAACACCATGACGGACGGCAACACATATCTTGGAGGTGTCCAAGCTGCAAGAAACATCGTTCTCTATGTACAGGATATGCGCGAAGAAAGCGACTATGTTGTCAATAGGGGGGCTATTGATGCCGTTTTCAAGGAAGGCGAAGGTGGGACCCTGTTTTTTACAGAAGGAAACTCTCGGGCAAAAAAGACGACGTACGTTGTAGAAAAAATCACGTCGGATGGTATGTATTACAAAAGGGTTCATGAGATAAGCCTTATCTGTTGCGACCCGAAAATGTACGACAGATACGATGCGACTGTACATGCGTCCGAGTGGAGAAGAGCGTTTACTTTCCCCCACAGGTTTCCTCCAGAAAAAGAAGCCTTTGGGTACAAATCTCCTGAAAGGCTTGTGACGATTAACAACAGAAATGCTGCGGACAACAGCGGCATGGAGATCATAATCACAGGAAACGGTACAATAACGAATCCAAGGCTCACTGTTTCGGAAACTGGTTCGTTTATCCAGATCGGGAGAGATGATAAGCCGTTTTCCCTTCGACCGTCGCAAAAACTTGTGATATGCACAGAAGTTGGCAATAAGCATATATGGCTCGAAGAAGATGGAGAAAGGACGGAAATAAACCAATACATGACCAATGACAGTTCGTGGATAGTTCTACCGAGAGGAATTAGCACGATGGGTTATGACGCCAGAACGGGAGCGGAATACATATCGCTCAAGATCGTTTACAAACTGAGGTACCCGAGAGCGTGATTATAAACATTTACGACAAAGACATGGAATTGATCGGAGTCGTTGAAAACCACAGATCGCTTTTATGGAGAAGGAAGTTCTATGAGGTTGGGAACTTTGAACTCCACATGCCGATGACGCAATATAATGCGAAGCTTAGTTCGATAGGAAATCTTGTTAGCTTTAATGGAACTGATGAAGCGGGAGTGGTGGAAAACATTCTCATACAAGAAACATCGAGCGATAAGACGATCGTTCTGTCCGGCAGGTTCCTTGCTTCGTACATGGACAGACGGCTGATACGTCCAAGGCTCAATTTTAACGGCAAAGTAGAAGTCGCCATGAGGAAAATCCTTACAGACGCTGTGCCGTTACCGAGGGTTGAGATTGGACCGTTGAAGGGCTACGAGGAAGAAGTAGAGTTTCAGGCGACATATAAGAATCTTTTGGATTATGAGACAAAACTGTCCATGTATGCCGATATAGGATATCGTTTTACGCCTGATTTTGGTACGAAGAAGATAGTATTCGACCTATACAAAGGCGTGGACAGATCATTCTCGCAGGACAATGTGGCAAGGATTGAGTTTTCCGAGGCATTCGGGAACATAGAAGAAGCCAAGAAAAACACGGTCGCGACTGAAGAAAAGAATGTATATTACGTTGGTGGTCAGGGAGAAGGACTTGACCGAGTAATCGTTCAAGTTGGAGACAATTCTCTTTCTGGACTGGAACGAAAGGAAGCGTTTATCTCTGCCACTGACTTGTCACCTCAAGACCTGACAGATGCGCAATACCGGAATGTTCTCACAACAAGAGGTCATCAAAAACTTGCCGAGGCGATTGAGTTTGAATGCGTTGAGTTTACGACTCTGCTAAAGGGAAACTTTGAATACAGAAAGGACTATGATGTTGGAGATATCGTCACGGTAAGGAAGGAGTCGTGGGGACTGTCGCAAGACCTTAGACTAACGGAAATTTTGGAGATATACGAGAGCGAGATACCGAGAATAGAGCCGACATTCGGTTTTGCCGTACCTACAACGATTGATTGGGAGGATAAGTGATGGAAGAACATGCTTTGTTTTACAACGACGAAAATGGAGATCGCGAGTATGATGCAAACTCCATGGGGTATTGGCTTGAACCTTTCTTTACAACTGGAATCTTCAATGGAGATATGCAGGTTCTGTCTACCGGAGGCCTGAAGGTTGCCGTGCAGATTGGTTCATGTCACATCAACGGAAAGCTAAAGAGGTGGTGGGAGCCGTTCGAGATCACCCTTCCGACATCTGATTCTGTTTTGGACAGAATCGACACAATCGTTGTAAAAAGGGACGATGCGGAAAGAGACTTTTTCTTGGAATATAGACGTGGTGCGGGTGCTCAAAACCCTACGCCTCCGGCACTTAACCGTACGGAGCCTGTTTACGAGCTTCAGCTTTGTGAGATATACAGAAGAGCCGGGTCCACGGCCATCACGCAGGCAGATATTACGGATACCAGAATGATTAAGGAGGTATGCGGATGGGTGGTTGCCACTGTTGAGGAAATCGACTTTACGCAGATTGCCGCGCAGTTCAACTCGTATTTTTCACAGTTTAAGAATGCGACAGAAGCAGATTTCGCCGCGTGGTTTCAGCGGATGAAAGATCAACTGTCCACCGATGCCGCAGGTAATCTACAGATGCAGATCGACGATCTCACGCAATCGTTGACAGCGACGGTGAATATCACCCTTGCCGCATCTGCATGGGCAGGCACAACTGCACCGTTCTCACAGACGGTGAGTAACGCACAGATCAAAGACACGTCCAATCCAGAACTGTACAGTACGGTGATTAACACCATGACAGAAGCACAGCAGAAAGCGTATATCAAGGCGTATGGCATCGTGTCACAGGGCAGCGCGATCACTGCTGACGGAAGCGTGACGTTCTACGTCTGGAAGAAACCGACAACCGACATCACGGTATGTCTGAAAGGAGTCTGATATGGGAGTTGTAATGATGAATCCCGGCGGTGGCGGAATCGGTTCCGATGAACTCACCGCAACAGCCGCAACGGTAAGGAGCGGGTACAGCTATGTAGGTAAAGACACAAACGACGAGGTCGGGACTGGTACGCTTCCTACGCTTACTGCGAATGACTATGCTTGGCAATGGGGAAGAACTACTGTAAACAAAGACGTCGCTACCACACTTAGTCTGAAAGCGAGCAAAGAGGGCTATACTCAAAATGCATTAGTAGCAAAATCAACCACTACCGGTAGACCAACTGTAACTGTTACTGGGGGAACTGGAAATGAAAATATAGGCGTTACTCCGCAAGTTGTGCATGCTGTAACTGTGAATAGGACGGCTGCATATAATGCTGGGGTGAATGCGCAGATTGCCAAAGGGCTCACTGTGAAAAAACATTATCGACCGGTATACAACGGTCAAGGATTAAATCTGCCAAATCACTATGGTACGGCAACTTTTGAGAATGCAAAAGTCGGCGATAGAATTATATCATACTTATATAGGGCCGATGCGCATGTAAGAACAATAGCCGGAACAAATACAGTATGGGAATCGACATCTCATATTGCATATGGATCGGGCAATGGCTTAACTTCCAAACTGGACATATTTCGAGTTACTGCAAACGGCACAGCCACTGTTACTCCATATTCAAGTGATGGCGCGCTTAGTCAATATTCTATTTCTCATATTTCGACAGCATGATTATATTAATTTAAAGATTGCATCCCAGTATTATACGGTTAGTGCGGTTGACAAACAAAAGAAAGGAGAAACATGAAAACACTTAAACTTAAAGATAACACCCAATACACGGTCACAGATACCTCGGTCATCTTCGACTGTGTTATTGAACTCGAAAACAGAAACGATGTTGTCTCAATCTGGAACAAAATGACGGATGACAACGTATCGTCCATGACACTCGATGACGAACTCTACGAAGGCTACACATTCGCATCCTTCTCCGTTGTCGGTGAGCACATGCACTTATATTTCTCTGCGCCGCTCACGACGAGAGAGCAGGAGATGCAAGCGCAGATTGATGCGCTGACGGCAGAGAACGCAGTCCTGCAAGACGGAGCAATGGCATACGACATCATCACAGGAGGTGCAGAATGAGCAAAGTAGATGAAGCAAGGATACTGAGACCAATCGTTGAACAGGCGATCTCCACAGGCGATCTGACCCCCGAACAGCAGGAAGCGGCAACGTCCCTTTTCCCTGCGTGGGATGGCGACGGTCATGCCTATAAGGTGGAGGATAAGGTGCAGTACAGTGGAGTTCTGTGGAGGTGTGTACAGGCGCATACATCACAGCCTGACTGGACACCCACAGCCGCCGTGAGTCTCTGGGCGAGAACGCATGACCCTGCTGAAGAGTGGCCTGAATGGATTCAGCCGACAGGCGCGCATGACGCATACGCGAAGAACGCGAAGGTATCCCATAACGGCAAGCACTGGATAAACGACATCGACAACAACGCGTATGAGCCCGGTGTTTATGGATGGACGGAGGTGGTGTGATGGAGACGATAATCTCAACAGCGATCACAGCTGCGGTAACGCTTGCGATCTGCCTGATCTCTAACAGGGCGCAGGCGAAAGCAACAGAAGCATTGATCTTGCACAGGCTTGCAGAGATCGAACGCAAGCAGGACAAACACAACAACCTCATCGAGCGTATGACTGTTGTAGAAATCAAGGAAGGCGAGACCAGAAAAGACGTGGATGTCTTGTTTGGCCGCATCCGTGAGATCGAGCAGAAGTAATTAACTATAAGCGCGAAGTAATTAACCATAAGCAAGAAGTTATTAACTATAATCACAGAAAGGAGAAAAAACATGAAAATCGACTGGGTAAGAAAACTGACAAGCAGAAAGTGGTGGCTCTCGGTAGCGGCGTTTGTCCTGCTGATGTACAACGCCCTTGGCGGTTCTGCGGAAGGTGCGGAGCAGATCGCGTCTATCATCATGGCAGGTGCGGCTGTGGTTGGCTACACGCTTGCCGAAGGATTGGCGGATTCGCATCACGCGGAGGATGAATGACATGAAGTATTCGGATAGCAATCCTCCGTATGTCTGTATGCAAAAGAACTCCACCTGCTACAAGGCGACGGGGCGAATGGCGATTGTCGGTGTTTTGTTCCATTCCACGGGCGCGAACAATCCGACGCTGCGGCGATACGTGCAGCCGCATGAGACGGATAGCGATTATGCAAAGCAGATCGCGAAAATCGGAAAGAACACGAATCGGAACGATTGGAACCACATATACCGCAAGGCTGGATTGAACGCATGGATTGGGAAGTTTGCTGACGGGTCTGTTGGAACCGTGCAGACGATGCCGTGGGATTACAAGCCGTGGGGATGTGGCGCTGGTAGCAAGGGTTCGTGCAACAACGGATGGATTCAGTTCGAAATCTGTGAGGACGGTCTGACGAACAAAACATACTTTGAGCAGGTGTACAAAGAAGCGTGTGAGCTGACAGCATATCTCTGCAAGAAGTACAATATCAATCCGAACGGAACGGTCATGCGGAGCGGAGTAAAAATTCCGACTCTGACTTGCCACAACGACGCATACAAGCTTGGTTTTGGTGGCGATCATAACGATATCAATCACTGGTTTCCGAAGCATGGGAAGAATATGCAGACGGTCAGGGAAGATGTCGCGAAGCTGATGGTTGGTTCGAGCGTGAAGCCTGTGCAACAGGAAGAGCCTGTGCGCCCGTCCGTGGTGTATCGCGTACAGATCGGTGCATTCAAATCTCTGACAAGCGCAGGAGCGTACAAAGATCAGTTCGTTGCAAAAGGATATACGGCAGTCGTCAAGAAAGAAGGGCAGTATTACAAAGTCCTTCATCCTGCACAGGGTTTTTCTACAAAATCCGATGCGGAAAAATCCGCGGGAGCGTTGAATAAGCTCGGATATGCGGGCGCATTTGTAACTGTTGGAGAAGCGTGATGATACTGTGGTGTGTGGTTGCGGTGTTGGTGATTGCCGCTGTGGTGTGGTTTCATGACCGATAAAGAACTGATATCATGTCTGATTGTGGTGATTGCTTCGTTACTGGCAGACAAGAAAGAAGCGAGGGATAACTACGAGTGGATTGATCTGATTGACCGATGGGTGAGATCAGAACGAGGCAGGCATGTCTTGAAGAGATTCATGGTTGACCATATCACCGTGGAGAAGATCAGCGAAGAGATCGACCGATCACCGAGGCACACATCACGGATAATCAGCAAAGCAAAAGAAGAGCTGTTCAGCCAAATGTCCTGAAAATGTCATGAAAGAGTCCGCTTTACGACATGGTAGAGCGGACTCTTTTTTTGTATGCTGAATTCATGGCATACATCAAATTTCAAAACAATCCAAAGCATAAAGCGACCGGCGACTGCGTGGTAAGGGCGTTGTCTATTCTCACTGGTATGACGTGGGAGCAGGCATATATCAATGTCTGTGCGCAGGGATACAAGATGGCAGAGATGCCTTCGACCAATTCCGTCTGGGGAGCGTATTTAAGGGAGCTTGGATATGTGAGAGAAGCACTTCCGAATACCTGTCCCGACTGTTACACCATAAAAGAATTCTGTGACGATCATCCGAGAGGTCAATATGCGGTAGCGACAGGGACTCATGTTGTCGCGGTGGTCGATGGTGACTACCTTGATGCGTGGGACTCTGGTAATGAAACACCTATATATTTCTGGAGGAGGTCATGATGTACAACCCGTATTATTATCAACAGCCGACATACCAACAGACGCAACAGTCTCAAAGTATCCAATGGGTACAAGGTGATGCAGGAGCGAGAGCCTACATGGTGGGAGCAGGAAACAGCGTCATCCTGATGGACAGCGAGGACTCTGTGTTCTTCATCAAGTCCGCAGATCAGTCAGGAATGCCGATGCTTCGGAAGTTCAAGTACGAAGAAGTCACCCACGGAAAAGAAAAGACACCACAGGTGGTGGAACATCAGATGACCCTTGACGAATACGTCACCAAGAAGGAGTTTGAAAAACGTCTTGCGGAACTGAAACCGAGAAGGAGAAGGGAGGAAGTCGATGATTAATCCGATCATGAGCCAGAACATCATCCAGAGATTCCAAGAATTCAAGAGGATGTTCACAGGTGACCCGAAACAACAGGTACAGCAACTCTTAAACAGCGGAAGGATGAGCAACGAGCAGTTCCAACAGCTTTCTCGGATGGCGACCGAGTTGCAGAACATGATGAAGTGAAACAAATCCGTGCGCACGGTTTGTGATACCGACTATCCGACAAGAGGATAGCCGCTAACCTACAACAATTATAGGAGGTAAAAGAAATGTCATTGACAAGTGAAGGAATGACACCCGCTGATCTTGCCGCCGTAGTGGACAACAACAGGGGCGGTGACTTTATGGGTGGCAACGGTGCGTGGTGGCTCATTGTGCTTTTCCTGTTTGCCTTTGCTGGCAACGGATGGGGAGGTGGCTTCGGTGGTGGTAATACACCGATGATGTTTGCCAACACGAACAACGACGTGCAGAGAGGATTTGACCAGTCTGCTCTTATGGGCGGTCTTGGCAATCTCAACAACGCGGTGACAAACGGCTTCGCTGGAGTCAATCAGGCTCTTTGCGGTGGGTTCGCAGGAGTCAACGCGACGATCACAGGTGGTTTCGCAAACGCGGAGACAGCGGCGACAGCAAGGCAGATGGCTGACATGAATCAGATGTTTAACCTTCAGTCCTCGCTTCAGAACTGCTGCTGTGAGAATCGCGCAGGCCTCGCTGACCTGAAGTACACCGTGGCAACGGAGAATTGCGCTGATAGGGCGGCAGTAGCGGATGGCATCAGAGACATCATCGCGTCCAACACGGCCAACACGCAGTTAATCCTTGACAAGATGTGCCAGCAGGAGATCGAGACCTTGAGGACGCAGAACGTGTCGCTCCAGAATCAGCTGAACATGGCGAACCTTCAGGCAAGCCAGACGGCACAGACCGCGCAACTGGTTGCGGACAACACCGCGCAGACGCAGTATCTCATTCAGAGAGTCGCTCCGTACCCGATTCCGTCCTACACCGTTCCGAATCCTTACGGCACGGCAACGACCTAAGGAGGTAAGCCATGGAACATCTGGACAAAGCCTATGATATGCTTGATCGCGAACTAGAGAAGATCGTCGGTAACGGTAGCATCACTGGCTCTTCTGTGGAAATGATCGACAAGCTGACTCATGGCATGAAGAACATCCTCACCGTTGAGGCGATGTGCGACAATGGTGCATCCGGGGACTGGCGTAATTCTTACGCGCAGAAACGGAACGCCAGAGGACAGTACAGCCGAGACGATGGGAGAGATCAGCTCATGCACAAGATCGACGAACTTAGAAACGCCGTCGGTCGGATGGGATGATCACGGAACGCGATCTGTGGGATGCCATCAAGGAAACGGAACAGCAAAGGGACAGTTACGCCAAGTGTCAGAAGCTGGCAACGTATTACACCTTGTTGAACTACCTGTATCCGTTGGACGACGGTAGATCATACGACACAGCACCAGAAACGATGATCGGTGATTACGGTGAGACGGATTTCCTGTCATCGGTAAGCGGTAGGGAAGCGTCAGAAGTGTGGCGACTGATGGACGAGCTGATGTCAACCTTGCAGATCGTTTATCCGAGACTCTACGATGGGGTCATGCGAAAACTGAATACGAAATACTAAACGAAGAGGCAGGGCGAAAGTCCTGTCTCTTTTTTTGAAAAAAATTTTCCCAAAAGTCCCGAAAGCGTTGATTTTATGTGAAAAACTTTTTCAAAATATGCTTTTTGCTTGATTTTAATAGGGTTTCAGAAAACAACATTTTTGAAGTCCTTGCGTGACGTGGCTTTCGTGGTTTGCTTGAAATTTGACTTTTACCTCAAAACATGGCAATATAAAGATATCAGTTAAATTGACATGCAACCAAGGGAAGCAACCAGACAGGAGGAACAAAAAAAATGAAAATCACATTCGAATGGACAAGCGGAACGGCAAGCGACAACATGGTCAAGGCGCTTAAAGCCAACGGCATCAGCCACTACAGAAATCACTTCTTCAGCCTTTGTGTGTCGCTGGGTAACCGTGAGCGAGTGCTTGACTACCGCCACGTATGTGGAGACACGTACGAGATCGTTGAGAAGGTTCTCCGTTATCGTCAGGAGCCTGAACTCAGGGAGTTGGACTTCTAAACATCACACAAGCAGAGGGGACTGAATAGTCCCCACCACACAAAGGAGGTGCACACATGACACTCAATGACATCACAACACAACTCTACGATCTGGCGGTAGGCGGTTACTTTAACCGTGAGAAGTTCACCAAGAGGAGGCTGCGTACGGTTCTGGCTTGCTTCCTTCGGGAGGAGGTTGGCACCCGGTTCACCATGGAGATCGCCCTTCCTGACGGATGGTGGCTCTGCGAGGTGACGAGAGGAGAGCACGGTTACGACTACCTTATCCCGGACACGCGCGAACAGGAGGAAGTCATCTGGGAGAGAATCGGACACTAAGTTGAACGGCTGACCTATCGGCATGACGGGGAGAAAGTGAGGACAATATGGCAAAGTGGGAAGCTCATGGAGAATACGAGGACGGCACGGAAATCAGAAAAGAGTTTTCTTACAGAGAAAACGGAAACTACGCAAAGGAAGAAGAACGTCAGTATGAACTTGAATGCTGGCTCATGGAGCAGATGGAAATACACGGAAATCTCACGTTTTACAGCGTAAACTTTATCGACGAATAATCATATCTGCTGACCTATCGGCATGACGGGGAGAAAGAGGTGCGACATGGCATTACAGTGGAAGTTTGATAAGAAGTGTGGAGAGATCACGTTTTTCGAGAAGGCCCGGGAGAAGGAGTTTACCTACGCTCTGTATGAGGGTAACGCGTTTCTGATCATGCTGAAGGAAGAGCGTGACGGAAAGATGATCGAGTGGGAGATGTACAACTTCTTTGCAGACGAGACTCACATGAAGAGATGCTGTGGTCTGGCGAATGGATGTGACGATCTGTTTGAGGATGCACCACCGATCAGGATGAGGCTGGACATCAAGAAGCACAGCAAGTGGAAGAAGGTGGTGGAGCTCATGCTTAAGGCGTACCCGAATCTGGAGCTTATTGTGTATGACTCCGAGGCGTTTGTGAAGGACATGGCAAAGAAGGTCCGGCTGTGATGATTGGTCTGGGCGATGCGGACGGATACGAGCAGAAAGGAACAGCAATGGAAGAGAGAACTTGCATCTGTAAGGAGTGTGAGAAGGAGTTTCCGAGATCGGAGATGACATTTTCTCACGACTGCCATGGGATACCGTTCCGGCTTCTGTGTTATGGATGTCTGGATAGGGTGTACTCCGAGAAGGGGTATGATGGCGAGTATTATACGGAAGCTGATGAGTGTATTGATTGCGATTATTGAGGAGGTGGAGCCATGAGATGGGAAGGGAGTTTGCAGAACAGACTGATGGAACTTTGGAAAACACCGGAGCCTGTTGTGGGGATGGGCGTGACAGAGTGCCAATGGAGCGACAGAACACCATGGGAGATCATTCAGGTCATTGATGACAGACATATTATCGTCCGGGAACTGGATGCAAAGAGGGTGGACCGCAATGGTCTGTCGGAGATGCAGGAATACGAGTACAGCAGCAATCCTGAAAATCGTACCGCAAAACTGTTCAAGACGAAGCGGGGGCATTGGCGTGAGCGTGTTGGAAGGAGTCTCGGATGCACCAAGTTTGTTCTGGGACGAGCGGAGAAGTATTGGGACCCGACTTTCTGATCTTTACAGTGTATGTTAAGCTGATCTTTGGAGGTGGTTATGTCTACGAAAGAAGCGCACAGGAGAGCCGTCCTGAAATTCAACAAGGATAAGACGGAGTTTGTCGGTGTGAGGCTGAACAAAAACACGGATGCCGACATTCTGGAGAAGCTTGCGTCTGTGGAGAATAAGCAAGGGTACATAAAACAGCTGATCAGAGCCGATATTCAGGGGTGATTTTTGGGGACAAAATGGGGACATTATGTTTCCGGGGACGCCTTGGGGACATCTATTTGAGGCCACATGAAGCCGCATGAACCCACAACGAAAAACACCGCAAACCCTTTGCCTGATTGGGATTGCGGTGTTTTCTTGTTCCGTGCGCGAGAGGATTCGAACCCCCGACCTTCTGGTCCGTAGACAGACGCTCAATGCAGTATTTACGGGGATTTCGTGGATTTTTGGGGACAAAATGGGGACATTATGTTTTGAAAGCGTCTCTGATAGCCCCCGCAACGTCCTCTTTTTCTGCGAGGATATGGGAGTACACTTCGAGGACCATCTTCTCGTCATCTCCGAGGAGACTTGCTATCATCTTTGTGGAGATTTTCGGTATCTGGTAGCAGAGTTCCGTGCAGTAATTGTGGCGGAAGATGTGGGCGGTAAGGTCGGTGATCGGTCTTGGCTTTTTGTCTTTCTTTGCGTTCGGGTTCCACCCTGTGGCGACATTGAGCGATGTGATGATAGAGTCCCACATCCTACGGTACGCTGTATCGGTCATCAGAGAGCCGTTTTGCGTTCGGAAGATAAATCCGTCAGCGGACTCAACAAACGCGCGTATACGCGAAATCAGAGGGTCTGGGAGGGGGATATTTCGTATCCCTCTCTCTGACTTTGGGTATGGTTTCACGGTGGGGGCGTTTCCGTCAAAGACAAGGACATTGGAAATGCTGACTGTTTTAGCCGAAAAGTCAAAGTCAGAAGAGGAAAGCGCAAGGGCTTCCCCTTTTCTTGTTCCGAGATAGTACAGGATGAATAGAAATGCTGATTTCCTGTCGTCAAGCCGTGCGTTAAACATGGCCCGCCTCTCTAATGGCGTCAGAGCGCGTCTCTTGCGTTTTATGTACTTTGGAAGGGAAATGTCCGCCAGAAGATCAAACTCTGCTCTCTGGGGCAATATGCGGTCCCTGACGGCTGATCTGACGATCTGGGAGAAGGTAGATTTGATATCCTTGCATGTCCTTGGGTGGTTCAGGTTGTGATTGATAGCCTGTTGGAGGTGTGACTGCCTTATCCCGGTAATCGGGGTGTCATGGATGAAGGACAGGTAGTTCTCGATGACTGTCTGATATGTCTTTTGCGTTTTTTTCTCTTTGCTGGCCTTGGAAACGGAGAGCCATTCTTTCGCGTATTCTCTGAATGTGACGTTGCTGAAAGAACAGGAGCGGGAGTCTTCGACTTCTCTCTTAAACTCCGAAACCCTCCGCTCTAAGTCAGCGGAGGATTTCTTTGAGACAAGTTTCTTTCTGTGCTTAGATCCGTCGGTGTTATATGTTCCGTCCCATATACGCGCTTCGTATTCTCCGCGCTTGTTTTTCTTGTATTTTGTTGATGCCATTACAATATTTTTGCCCCCTTGCTCCTGTTGCACTTCCAACAAAGCGTTTGTAGGTTATCTTCCGTTGTCATGCCGCCTTTTGACACGGGAATAATGTGGTCAACTTCCAACAAAAGATTTGGCTCAGCGCCTGTTGAGTTTCCGCACATTTTGCATGTCCGATTGTCCCTGTCTATGATTGACGCACGTAGTTTTGTTGTCATAAGTCTTCGTTGTCCGGCCGCACTCTTTGCAAACTTTACCTTCTCGGATAGGAAATCGATAAACCGTTCCAACATCGGTATGTCAAGCGTCGTGTCAAACTGTGCACCAGAGTTCCCACCGGAAGAAATATAGCGGAAGGAAAACGTCGGGAAGAAGAGTTCATCAAACAAAAACTCGTCGAAGCCAAGCTCGCGATTGAGCCGGTCGGGAAAAAACTTCCTGATTATCCACGGAATGTCCGTTTTTATGCTATCGAGTATGCCGTTCCGCTTCTTTCTTGACAGTTCTTTTCCGTCTTCTGCTGCGATAAAATTGTTAAGGATTTCCTCAAACTGCGAGAGCGATTTCTCGTCTGACTGTATATTGAAGTACTTGCATATGTACTTGAATGGCTGTTTTCTTGCACCGTCGCATACCTGCTTTGAGCAATCATACACGTTCTGGGCGTATGCTGCGTTAGCTATGCCTTTACGCTTGAAGTTTTGCTTTCCAACGTTGCTGTAGGACGCCTCGCCATAATCCGTTTTCTTCACGTTTACATATGATTTGCGCAGATCACCAATATGTGCGTTGAGATCGTTGCAGTCTGTTATGTATTCCGCTATACCGGCTTTGATCGCCTTGAATTTTTCTCCCTTGAAAAACGAAGACGCAATCACGTTGACAATAATGACAGCGACAAGAAGAACCACGGTAGCGGCAAGCAAATATGGTGCTGCGGCCGCCAGCGCCGGAATTACAAGGGAGAAAATACCTGCAATTACAAGAACTGCTATTATTGCTGCAATCATGTGTCACCTCCGTATAATTTGTGTTCTACTGCGATCGCGTATCGTATCAGCTTCTTTATTTCATCCGGCAACTGCCGGAACATTAAAATAGACTGCTTCTCTGTCTCTGTGAGATAGACCCTTCCTTTTGCATCCTCGTTATCAACTATCTCCATGTCAATATCACAGTACTCTTCGTACCCAATTCCGAAGTATTGCGCTATTCGTTTTGAACTCGGTACTGGAATGGCGCGCTTTCTCGATTCCCACGACAGGACGGTCTGCTTGGAAACGCCGATCTCGTCTGCGAAATCCTGTTGGGATAGATGCGCTTTTGTTCTCAAATATTTAAGGTTCTTTGCTTTTGGCATGGTATAAGTTTCCTTTACCGGTGAAAAAACTGTGTACTATTCAAAGTTCAAATCGTGGCATATAATCATCCCAAAACTCAAGGAGGTGCATTATGAACTACAAAGACGAAATCATCAAGATGATCAACACCATCTCGCAGGAACACGTATTGCAATTTTTCTACTCACTGCTGCGCGTCGCGACAAGCGATATTGAGCTGTACGAAAAGATGATTTCATCACTGCTTACCAAGTAGGTAAATCGTATCAATGACATGCTTCTTTTGCTCGTCGGTAAGCAGTAGGTACGTATCAAGGGCTGTTATCATAGGCTTGTCTCCCGTAAGCGCCATGAATGTTCCGGCCTGTGCCAATGACTGGTTATGTGGCGGATGTGGCGTCTCGCAGTCCTTTCCTGTCATAAGGTAATCCATCGAAACACCGAAATACCCACAAAGTAATTCTGCTGTCTTTGCTCCGCAATGACCACCTCGACGCTTCCAGTTTGATATACTACTTTCTTTCAGACCGGTCGCTCTGCAAACATCCGCCGTTGTTACGCCAAATGCAGCAAGTAATCTCTCATATATTTCGTACATTATCACCTCAAAAAAAATTACAAAAGTGTAGAAAAAGGTATTGACTTTTCAAAAGTGAAGTGATAATATCATTACAGGCTTCACAAATGAAAAGAATAACATCAACAAAATAGCCGGTATGGCGTACTCGCAATACGATCATATCACATTTGTGAAGCCTATTCAAGTACAAGATGTTGCGTGGAAACTCTATATGTTGAAAGGGTGCTCAGATGTACGAAAACTTCGATCAGCTGCTTAAAAAAAGCAATCAGTCCGTTTCAGATGTTTCAAAAGCAACGGGCATAGGAATGAGCGTATTTTCCAACTGGAAGGCGCGTGGTGGAAACTTGTCAGTGGAAAACCTTGCGAAGGTTGCGAGGTTCTTTAACGTTCCGATAGAACATTTTTTGTCCGTTGACGTTGATGTGAAGCGTTCCTAAGCCAAAGAAATGTCCCTCGGTGGACTTTAGGGAGTAGCACCGAAGGACAAAACGAAAATCACGTCTTGATTATATCACGACGTAAGAAAGGTGTCGAGATGCAATATCCAAAACCCGTAATGAGGATGTCAGAACTGAAGAAGATGGGATTCCCGGAGAAGTGGCTTTTGATGGCATATAGGCGTCATGGAAAGACTATTGCATGGAAAATGAACGCATCCAATAACTCTCCACTGCTCTTTGATACGGATGAATTGGAGCGTTTTAGGAAATCACAGTGCGGGGATTGGAGGTGACGTAGTTGTCAAGGATTAAGAAGATGAACGCCGGGGATAGGTGTGGGATGCTAACAGTCATCGAAAGCAATGGCATCTACCAGAAGAACGGATGTCTTTTGTACAAGTGCAAGTGTGATTGCGGCAATGAAACGGTTGTTGTTGGAACGAGCCTCCGAAACGGAAAAACAAAGAGCTGCGGATGCCTTATCAGGGACACTGCAGCAAAGAGAAGTTTTGTGCATGGGTATGCAGGAACGCGACTTTATAAATCGTGGTGGGGGATGGTTGCCAGATGTACAAATGAGAAAAGCCATGCCTACGGAAGGTATGGCGGAAGGGGCATATCTGTTTGCGACGAGTGGATGGATTTTGATTGTTTCCGCGAGTGGGCTGTCAAAAACGGATATTCAGACAATCTTCAGATCGACCGCATAGACAATGATAAGGGATATGAGCCATCTAATTGCAGGTGGGTAGATAGTAGGACAAACATGAATAACAGAAGAACGACGCTTTTTGTTGAGTATATGGGAGAGCGTCTTCCGCTTACTGTCTTTGTGGAGAAATATGCAAATGGATTGCCGGAGCGATTAGTTAGAGATCGCATATTTAGGCAAGGGTGGAGTCCGTCAGAGGCTATATCAGTGAATGTGGGTATGCACCGAGGATGGAGAACCAGAAAGGCACAATGCGGATGACGGTTGAGGAAAAGATAATCCGTGATGCCATGAAGGATGCGGGAATCAGGAACAGGAGAGAACTTGCCGGGATGATCGGTGTGAGCGATGGGGCGATGAAGAGGAAGTTCCGGCTTCCTGAAACCCTGACCGTGAGGGACCTTCGGAGAATCGCAACCGTGACGAACATGAGCGCGGAGAGGATGGTGCAGATGCTGGAGGGGAGAGATGGCACGGTGTTATGACACAAGAAAATGCTTTGCCAAGAAGGAAGTATTCGGGGGATTTGTTTGCGACTTTCTGGAAACAACATATCCGAATGGGGAGTGTCCTTTCCGCAAGGAAAAGATTGAGGATAAGGGGGAAAAGAAGGATGAAGAGAATTGAGAAAGCAATCGCGGTTGTGGTTACGCTGTCGGCGATATTGTGCCTGATATCAGTATTGACAATGAGGTCGGAAGGTAAGGTGCCGCCTGTTGTCACGTTGATTCAGAATGAACCGGCATATTACGAAAACACGGAAATAGTGGGCAGTGAGAATGCCTGTAACATCGAGAAGTTTAGTAACCCCGAGCCGCCTGTGGCGGAAACCCCCTTGGTTGACGCCCAACAACATACATCAAACATACATCTGTGTTCTTCCGCCACGGAGCGGCTTACGAAAAGCCGTGGCGTGTTCAACGGTCCGTCCGGGAAGGAAACGTGGTATTCGCTGGACATGACAGGAGTCATCCGTATCATGCGCGGTATGGGATATGACGAGGAGCAATATCCGTACACGGTTGACGATGACGGAATCAAGAGATTTGGTGGCTTTGTTATGATCGCGGCAAACCTTGAATTGCGCCCGAGAGGAACTATCATCATGACATCGTGGGGCGAAGGGATTGTCTGCGACACGGGGGCGTTTTGTCAAAAAGATAAAACGGCAATAGATATAGCGACAAATTGGTCTGGAAGATAAGAAAAGGCAGGAATGGCGGTGCAAGGTTTGGTTAGTTTAGGCGTGGCTCGTTTTGGTGCAGCACAACAATGAAAGGGGGAACAAAGAATGACACAGGAAACAGCAAAGCATTTCGCACAGAATCTTTTAGGCAGAGTGAAGGGCGTGGAAAAGCTGATGCCTTCAGCTGGTGTTGACTATGTAAGCGTCAGCATCAGTTCGGACGGAAGCGTTCGCATCTGGGTCAGCAAGGAAATGCGCAATGAAGATACCATGTGCGCAATGTTTAACAACTACGCCGACTACAATGCGGTAAGCGGTGGCGATATTTCCATCCTTGATGCCTACGGAAACGAGGTGGCGTGATGGCATTAGGATTCAGAGACTGGACGCGTGATGACCCTGTTGCGGATGCCTATGACTATTACGCAAGAGACATGAATCGTCCTGTGGTAGGGAAGTGTTGCGAATGCGGATACGAAATCTATGGCGAGGATGACTACTACGAAGAGGACGATGCGTATCTCTTTGAGGATGGAGACCTCGTTTGTCATGATTGCCTCGTGGATTATTGCAGGAAACATTTCAAAATCTGAAGGAGGGAACAATGGTAACAAAAGAAGGGTTGGCAGAAGTAAATGAGAAGCTCGGTGGAATTGACATCGGAAAAGGTGGCAAGGCGAAGAAATACGTTCTGGTGTCTGATCGCGTAAAGGCGTTCCGCGACCTTTGCCCTGATGGCTGCATCGAAACGCAGATCATCAGCATTGAGGATGGAGTGGTCACGATGAAGGCCACGATCTACGACGAGGGTGGCAAAGTCATCAGCACAGGAATGGCACAGGAAAAGGAAGTGTCATCATTCATCAACAAGACATCCTACATCGAGAACTGTGAGACATCGGCTGTGGGAAGGGCGTTAGGCTTTGCGGGAATCGGGATTGATGCTTCGATGGCATCCGCGGAAGAAGTGGCAAACGCAATGATGCAGCAGGATGCCCTGTCCAGCAAGATCAGCGAAAAGGAAGTGAAGATTCTGGAAAGGATGTGCGAGAGAAAAGGTTTTGATGTTGGAACGACATTTCCCGACGGGGTTGAGAATCTCACTGGTGAGCAGTACGCCAAAGCTGCAAAGAAGCTCGGGGCGTTACCTGATAAGGAGATCGCATGATCGGCACAAAGTCACAGTGCATCACATACCTTGCCAACATAAAGAACGAGGATAGACGGTTCGAGATCAAGGAATACAAAGAGACAAGGGGTGCGAAAGCGAACAACTACTTCCATCGTCTTGTCGGACTTTTGGCAAAAGGTGAAAAGGCGAGGTTCTACGCCAAAAAGAATGAACTGATCATGCAGTACGGAAACCACGAACTGGAAAGACATGATGATGGATCTCTGAAGTATGAAATCCTCATGGATACGGACTCGTATAAGTCGGACCCAATCAAGCACTATCTTCCGACAAAATACACAGAAGTGTTTCGTGGAATGCCAATGAGAGCGTTCTGTATGTTCAAGGGAACGCACACATATTCTCCGGCAGAGATGGCTCATTTAATTGACTGCACAAGGGATGAGTGTCTCGGTTGTGGCATACCACAGGAAGAGGTGGAAACGTTCGAGGAAAAGAGAATCATGGAAGAGTTGAGGAGACATGGTGAAGCAAAGCGTAATCTTTCAAGAAGATAACAGAAAGTGCTATCTGTGCGGAAGTTGGGATGCGTCAGATCGACATCACGTACTCCACGGCACAGCAAACCGAAAGAAAGCAGACGAAGACGGACTGACCGTAATGCTCTGTCATCGTTGCCATATGCGCCTCCATGACCAAGGAATAGGTGACAGGCTGTTACAACAGGTTGGCCAAAAGGTTTGGGAAGAGAAGTATGGAGATCGTGAGGCATTTATTGCGAGATTTGGCAAGAGTTACCTGTGAATGGTGACAGGCATGACCACAACACAAGGGTCTTTCATCACACAAAAAGCCATGCCTGTATTATAGCCCGCCACGGAGGAACGATGGCAGAAAGGAGTTACATGACAAAGTATCAGTACAAAAAGATCAGTACCATGAGGACGTTCGCGGAATCAACTGCAAAGTGGTTCATGTTGAACGGCATTCGCGTCACGAGAAAAGACATGGAAAAGATGGCTTATGTTGATCTGCAAAAGGCCATCAAGTCCGGCAAAGTCATGTCAGTTTACGCGGTGAAGTGATGGGCAAGATGCAACAGCGCAAGGGGAGCGCGGCGGAAAGAGAGCTTGCGAAGATTTTACAGGAGAATGGATTCCCTGTTCGCAGAGGGTACGTGTTTTGCGGTGAACCTGATTTAGTTGGGCTGTTGTCAATTCACATCGAATGCAAGAGGGCCGAGAGGGTCGTAATGAGTTCTTGGCTTGAACAGGCGATTATCGCATCGAGGAAGTACGGAGGGCTGCCAGCGGTGTTTTCACGCATGTCGAGGAAACCTTGGCTCGTGACCATGAGAGAAGATGACTGGCGATATATGGGCGGCGAAGATGCCGAGTGTGACTACAGGGCGGCCTTCCTTCTTCACGACAGGATGGAGCAGGCAAAGAAAAAGGCTCTGTTCTGGAGGCGACAGGAACCGATGATAACGATGTTCTTGGATGACTGGATGGAACTGTACAGAGGATGGAAACTACCATTTACGGAGGAAGAAGATGATCGACAGACTGAAGCAGGGAGATAAGATTCGGCTCACCATGTCAGATGGGAGTGTTTACACAGGGTACTATATCGCGGTGATGGAATCGTTCGGGTTCAGATTTATCAAGATGGATTTCAACGGAGCGAGTCCGATGTTCAACATGATGCACATTGTTTCTTGTCGGATCGGGGACTGAAATGGGGAAGAGCAGGTTTTTGATTGAAAATTCATGGGGAGATATGTTTCTCGGACTGTCCGATGTAAACGCAGGAAAACTCATCAAGGCCATGTATGCCCATCAGCGAGGCGAGGACGCTGTGCTGGATGACCCTGTTCTTGATGCTGTGTTTCAGATGGTGAAGTCAACAATGAACGAGAATGAGGAAGCGTATCAGAAGGAATGCGAGAAGAGGAAGCATGCAGCAAAAGAACGGTGGAAAAAGAAGGAAAAAGAAGAAGTAAACGATGATGCAAGTGCATGCACATGCATAGAAGATAATGCACATGCATCCACATGCATGCAAGTGGATGGTGATATGACTTGTTCATATCATATCATATCATCTCAAGATAATAATAATATATCAAAGCCTAAAGATAATATTAAACATAAACACGGTGAATATAATAACGTGTTACTGACTGATACAGAACTTGAAAAGCTAAAGTCTGATTATCCTGATTGGGAACAGAGAATAGACAGGCTTTCCGGGTATATTGCAAGCAAAGGAGCGAAATATAAGTCTCACTATGCGACGATCAAAAACTGGGCGAGGCGTGATGAGGTGGCACGTTCGGGAACAATCAGTGTCGCGGAAAAGTGGCTGGAAGAAAGGGGGAAAAAATGACGGACAAAGCTTTTGCGAGTGTTGTGACGTTTTTGAGATCAGCATACAGGCAACAGGACTTCTTGGGATATCACGAACAACTGGAAGTCTGGTTTGGCGGACTGGAGCATCTGGAATACAAGGACGTGCAGCAAGCGGTAAAACGATGGGTTGGTAAAAGTCCGTATCCGCCAACGATTGCAGACATTTTGTCCTGCGTTGAGGAAATCAGGAGCGAAGAAAAAGACGAGATGAACCGGATTGAAGAGTTGTGGGATGCGATCAATTACCCGAACAAGACGGAGAAGGCAAAGAAGGTGTTCTTTGATCGCGTCTATGGCCTGCCGGGGAAAGACAGAACCGCAGGGGCGAGATGGCTGTGTTCTGTCGCTGACAGAGAACTCGGAACAGGGAAGCCGTTGGAGGAGGTACTAAGTGCAGGCTGAAAGAGAAATCATAAGTGCGCTGGTCTTAGATGGCGGTCGGATTGACGGAATCAAAAGCACCCTGTTTCCCGAAATGTTCAAAAACCGACTGCTTGGAAGGATGTATGCGGAGTACTGGAACGCATCGGAGCCGATCGCTTACACGGAAATGATGAACAGGGTGATCGTATCCGGGGAGCGAGAAGGAGATGTCAAGGACGAGATCGAGAAGTGTGTGAAAATGCCAGTCACGACCGCAACGGTGGAGCAGAACGCAAGAGCCGTGATCGAGGACTGGAAGATGCGGAAAATGAAAAGCATCCTCACCAATCCGACAGGAGATACCGCTGACGCAGCCATACGAGGCGTGATAGGGCGTTTAGGGGAATTGACGAGGGAAAGTGTTAGGCAGGAGAAAAACATCGCTCAGATCGCACAGGAGAGCGCAGGAGGGTACTTCAAACCGAATGCAAAGCCAAAGTTCAATCTTGGGTTCTATGAACTGGACAAAGCCATCGGTGGAATAGACGGTGGAGACATGGTTCTGGTAGCAGCAAGACCGGCGGTGGGAAAGTCAGCATTCGCCCTGCAGATCATGAAACGGATGGCCATGGACGGAAAGAAGATCGCGTACTACAACCTTGAAATGCTTGAGCGTCAGATTTACGAGCGGTTCTTGGCAGCAGAGTCGGGGTTGGCGTTGAACAGAATCAGACTCGGAACAGGGTTTCTGAACGACGAGAAAGAGCGGTTTGACAGAGCAAACGACTCGATGAAGAGATACGAGAATATCACGGTGTTTTCCGGGTCGTTTGGCGTTCATGACATTGACACAGAAGGGTTTGACGTTGTGGTGATTGACTATCTGCAACTCTTAAAGCCAGACGGAAGAAGAGGCGGAAACCGCTATGCGGAGGTGGGGGACATATCGAGAGGAATCAAGGCCATAGCACAGGACAATCACATCCCTGTGATTGCCATGTGTCAGCTGAACAGAGAAAGCGAGATGACCAAGAATCATGAGCCGAAGATGGCAGACCTAAGAGAATCTGGAGACCTCGAGCAGGATGCGAGCGTGATCTTGATGCTATGGAACCACGAAGAGGACAGGTCGAAGAAAATGATCAAGATCGAGAAGGCGAGAAACGGAACGACAGCAAGAACGGAGTTGCACTTTGACGGAGCGCACATGACATTTACGGAAATGAGCGAATATGAGTGTCCCTTTGATTGAGGACTACAAGAAAGCATCCGCGGATGTCTGGACGTGGTTTAAAAAGAACTACGAGGCGAAGGATGCCGATGATTGGTGGATGAAATTGTATGACTCGTCAAACAGATTATGCGAGAAGTACACGGAATCTCCGATCAAGGAATACGTTATAGAATACGTTGTTCTGTGTATGTCAGACATTCACAGAAGATGGAAAGCGAGGAAGTGATATGAGCGAATACGAAAAGGACACAATATCGACTGTTGAACTTGCACTTGCGGTGGAAGGAATGACACGAGATGACAGAATACAGTACTTCGGTGTGCCTGATACGGTCGGGATTTTTACGACCTACACAAAGGCGAGAATCAGGACGGTAGTTGATGCGATGGCGGAGGGGCGGATATGAGCCAAATAATGGGACTACCGGCAGACACTGTACTGAAACCGCACTGTAAAGACATGACCGTCTGGGACAAAGGCCGGTGGGCAGGATATAAAGCGGCGATAGGAGATATGAGGAAGTATTGCGAATCCCTTATCGAAGTGGAAAAGAAGCAGGGAACGGATGAAATGAACTACGGTCAGGAGCGAGTGCATCAGACGGAAGCAATTCTTCAGCACTTGGATTACATGGAGTTTGGGGAGGACAAGACATGAGTGAAAACATTGCAGTTCCCATGGGGAAAGAACTTAACCGCTTTTTGGAAGAGTATAAACCAACAGGATATGACGCCCCTATAACAGACGAAATAATCCTGACGCAATCAGACCCTATGAAAGTACTACCGCCAGCAGATGATCAGATTATCTTTAATCAATATGGAACGGCATTTATGAACGAGAAAACAGCAAATAAGCTGCTGGCGTTGCAGCATAAAAGCCCGGTTGCAGAAGACATGGCCATGATGGAAATTGGATTCCGAAAAGCAATAAACGCGGTGTTGAAGATTTTAGAAGAATATATGTCAGATATACCGAGCGGAGCGTTGACAGCAAAGGAGTACAATACAATGATTTCTCGGATTGCGCGTGATGTTTTTGCTTTGAAGGAGGATGAAGGATGCGAGTAGACCTAAGAGACCCTGTAGTGTCAGAGATATATAACCTTGGCATGGAAGAGGGCAAGGAGATCAGGACGCTGGAGGTGTTAGAGATCATAGATAAGGAAAACGACGCCTTAGATTTCGGAACGAAGGCAAAGGGCGTTGCGTTGTCAATCAAAGAAAATGTTTTAGCACTACAAGGGAGTGATAAGGAATAAATAATCGTTCGGTGGCGGAATAGGTAGACGCTATGTATGGACAGAGGCATGAATGAACATTGGGTTCGACTCCCACGACTTGAAGGTTCGATTCCTGACAGTGCCGGTGCAACATTTCATGTCATGTAAGGTGCAAATCCTTACCCGCTCGATTAAATGAAAGGAGATGAACATGAAATTAGTGATTAACATACCAGAAGATGAATTGACCGAAGAAGAAATTGAGGACTGTATTAAAACAGCAAAGAACATTTTTTCAGATGTGAAGATAATAAAAGAACACGGCAGGTTAATTGACGCTGATATTATACCTCTTACACCAGATGTGTTAGCAGATGCGCTGATGGAAGAAAGAATAAGAGGAAAACTGAATACCGACACAATCTTTGAAAACGATGTTATTGAAGATGTGAAATGTAGACTAACTGTGAGTATTATAGACCGTAGACCTTGTTATTGTGGTGCTGAATTAAGGGAAGTGTGGAGAGAAAGCGAAAGGGAAGGTGAACAGGAATGACTGAACATGAATTTTGCTTGTGGGTAGCGAAATGGATATTTGAGTGGCAAAACGAATACAACGAACTTGATGGCGCTTTCTGCGAACTTGCTTGCAGAAAACTAAATAAACTTGGGATTGTAACAGTAAATGGTGACGAGTGGCACTTTGAAGATGAAGATCGTAACAGTATCCCGATGATTGATGCTGTAAAAAAAGGGACTTGGCGCGATAAGAAAATGACGATAAAAAAAGCACACGGAATAGCATACGGCAGGTGGGGTTGTTCTGTGTGCAAGGCAAAGCAACCACATAAATCAAACTTCTGCCCGAATTGTGGAGCGGATATGCAAAGGAGTGAACAGGATGACAAGAGAAGAAGTGTATAGGAAATGCTACAAAACGCTGGAAGTTCGAGAAGATGGTACTGAGATAATAAAATCGATTTTGCCGAAATCAGCTATAGACGCAATCATTGATTGTGCTGTGGAAGAAGCACAGAAGAAAAACACAAGACCCTGCTCCACCTGCATCCACTACGTCACCAAAGACGGACATACGGGGTGCGAAGCGTGGGAGTGTGAGTATGAGGAGGAGGAATGATGGACACAAGAAACGTAGAAGAACGGATGAACGAGCTGAAAACACTGTGCGAACCTGTAAGGGAATGGTTAGAAAAAGAATACCATCCTCTCGCGCAGATCGTCATTGACCATGAACGAGTGCGCGTTGTAGAGGATGGTATGTCTGTTCCGTTTACCTGACTCGACGGTAAGGATGAACCTTGTCGAATCTCGACAGTTCAGAGCCGAGCGATGGAGCGGACATGAACGTGGCGTAGTCAGTGTTTGTTACGCAGAAGTACTGATACACAGCGCCATCGTGAAATTCCACTTCCATCATTTCCGGCTCCCAGCCGATGGAACGGATGCGACTTGAAGACACAGCTTCTCGTTGCATGGGTTTGCCCTCCTTTCTTGAAAATTTGGCAGCTCCCTCCGTTCCCCCTTTCACGCCAACCACAAAATGCTGCGGTGTACTGATATATCAGTACAAGATATAGATTAGCACACGAAAGGATGTTTGTCAAATGCAAAATTTAATTGCGCTCATAGGAGAAGAGAGAAAGAAGAAAGGGATTACGCAAAAGACACTGGCAGAAGTGTCTGGAATAAGTATAAAAAACATAAGGGGTTGGGAGCAAGGACGAAACGGAATAACGCTTGAAAATGCAGACAAGGTGTTCAAGGCGTTAGGCGTAAGCGTGACCATCGGAAAGGAAACAAACGATGACCTGTAAAGACTGTGAAAACCGCCGACCCGCCTGTCACGCAACCTGCGAGATATACGCAGAATTTCATCGACAGAATGAACGGCGCAAGATGTCTCTCCGAGGCTTCCGCGAAAAGGAAAGTCTGTACGCGAGTTTCAGAGAGAGGACAAAGCGGAAGAGAAAGGGGCAATGGTGAAGTGGTACGAATGGATACTGTGGCTGATACCGTACATAGCAATCCTGTCAATACTGGCAGATGGAGTGGCAAATGGTGAGTAATTCGCTTTACGGAACAATAGAGGGACTTGCGGTGCTGATCGTGTACACAATCCTGTGTATTAGTTTAGGTTGGCTGATCGGCGTATGGCAAGCAAGCGTAAAGGACAAAGAAGATGGCAAAGATGGCAAAGATGGTGACACTTGAACTGCGTGAAGCAGACGCAAGAGAACTTGCGGAGTTTATTGAGTATGAGCTTTTCAATCACATCAGAAACGACAATGAAATTGATAATATCCAGTGGCTGTGTCTGATGTGTGATGTTTGGAGAAAACTATATGGCACAGAATCCGCGGAGCTTGGAATGCCCATGGAGAATGAGGGCGGCGATGGGACTTGAACCGTGGCAGATGCTGTATACGACTTACTGGATATACGCATCCATCATCAAACTGATCGCGGCATGGGCTGTCATTTTTGCGCCCGTGTGGGTGCCGATTTTGATCTTGTGGTTACGAACGAGGGACGATAAACAATGAGCCTGTGGAAATTCTTTTACTCACTCTGCCTACTGGCTTATGCCTGTGGATGGATACTGCTTGGCATGGCATGGGTGAGTCTGCTGGTTTTGATTGTGCTGTGGATTTTGGAAAGGAGGAAGAAGTGACAGGACAGATGACAATTTTTGATCTGATAAAACCGACTGATCTGGAACAACTGGAAGAAAAGACAATGGTACAGATCATATCCGACAAAACAGGTCTGATATTCAGCTACGTTGATGATCTGTTTGGATGGGTGTGTAAGAAGGGAAAGCAAAGATATACAATTCACTACTCAAGATACAGTTGCAGGGAAAGAGAGGGAGTTAGGTTCATATCGTGCGGATGGGATTATAAAACTGGAGGCGCAGGAAGTCCGTGCGACAGTATTGATGAAGCGGTGAGTTTTTTTGAAAGACACCTTGCTGGATAAGCAGGGTGTTTCTATTTGGGGTCAAAATTTTGTCTCTAACTTTTTCATGCTTTTTTGAGACAATGAAAAGGATGAAAAGGAGAGAGAACTTGAAAATTGAGTATATCAGCATAGAAAAGCTAAACACGTATGGCGGCAACGCCAAGATTCACCCTGCGGAACAGATCGAGCAGATTAAGCAGAGCATCCGGGACTTTGGCTTTAATGACCCTATTGCTGTCTGGAAGGACAACGAGATTATCGAGGGTCATGGGAGATATATAGCGTGTCAGGAGCTTGGAATGACCGAGGTGCCGATCATCCGGCTGGACAGGTTGAGCGATGAGGAGAGAAGGGCGTATACACTCGTACACAATAAGCTCACGATGAACAGCGGCTTTGACGTGGATGTTTTGAACAGGGAACTGGAGATGATTGAAGGAGTCGATATGACGATTTATGGCATTTCTGTGAGCGCGGAGGATGCGGTCCGGGAATCTGACTCCGATGTGGGGCATATCTGCAAGAACGTATATTGCCCGAGATGCGGGAAGAGGGTGAAGTGATGCTGAAGATCGAGAAGGTGAAGCCAACTGATCTGGTCGCATATGGAGGAAATGCAAAACTGCATCCGGCAGAGCAGATTGAGCAGATCAAAAACAGCATTGAGCAGTTTGGATTTAATGACCCCATAGCCGTGTGGCGCGGAAATGAGGTTGTGGAGGGCCACGGCCGCCTTATAGCAGCCTTAGAGCTTGGGATGGATAAAGTGCCTATCATCCGCTTAGATGGGCTTACAGACGAGCAGAGAAGGGCATACGCCATAGTCCATAATAAGCTGACCATGGACACAGGCTTTGATTTTGACCTTCTCATGGCTGAACTGAGCAACATGGACATCGACCTTACCGGGTATGGGTTTGACTCCGATCTGGGAGGGGAGATGTCTTTCTCAAATACGGAATTTGATACAGAGGAATTTGCGGACGACAAGTTTGAGTATGAGTGTCCTGATTGCGGGTTCAGGTTCAATGCATAAGTTTAATTACATCTATAGTCTGGACGACTTAAAGAACGTTGAGAAGAATGGGAGGAAGGTGTTTTCCTGTTTTTCATGCGGTGGCGGGTCCTCAATGGGATATAAGCTGGCAGGGTATGAAGTTATCGGAAACTTAGAGATTGACCCGGAAATGAATGAAATCTATGTGGAGAACAATCACCCGAAACATAACTTCCTTATGGACATCCGGGATTTTGCTACTACTGACTTACCGGAAGAACTGTTTGATCTGGACATTCTGGACGGTTCACCTCCATGCAGCACGTTCTCCATGTGCGGCGCAAGAGAAGCCGGTTGGGGCAAAGAAAAGAAGTTCCGGGAAGGACAGAAGAAGCAGACGCTTGATGACCTGTTCTTCGAGTTCATAAAGGTGGCCGAGAGACTGCAACCGAAAGTGATTGTAGCGGAGAACGTGAAGGGTCTGATAGCCGGTAAAGCAAGGGGGTATGTCAGGGAGATCATAAAGCATCTCGATGATGCAGGATACACGTGCCAGATATTTCTCCTGAATGCCGCGCTTATGGGAGTTCCGCAGAAAAGGGAAAGAGTATTCTTCATAGCACAGAGGAAAGACATGGGATTCCCGAAGCTGACTCTGAAGTATGAAGAGGAGCCGATACTATACGGAGAGTTTGCAGATGAAGATTATATCCCGCTGAACAAGGGAACAGCGCATTACAAAAGATGGCAACAAAGATCATCCAAAGACAATGCTCTTGGTGACACGGTAAAAGACAGAGAGTATGGCAAAGTAAGTTGCTTTTCTCAAAGATACATAAAGCTGGAGGGAGTTGCAAGCACACAGACGGAATCATGCAGGCATACGAGGTTTGATGTTCCGGGATTAACGTCAGACAAAGATGTGATCACCATACAGACATTCCCACAGGACTACAACTTCCTGAAGAGTGATGTGGTTTATGTATGCGGCATGAGTGTTCCCCCGGTAATGATGGCTCACATAGCAAGTGATATTTATGATCAATGGTTTAAGAGTGGAGTAGAGTAACCCAAAGCGGGGGAAAAGTGCGAAAGAAGTGGGAGGCAGAATGGCAAACGAACAGAACCTGTTAGGGAATACATTTGCCGATAAAGACCCTATTGAGGCAAAGAAACAGCAGAGCAAAGGAGGCATCAATTCCGGCAGGGCAAGAAGGGAGAAGAGAGACCTTCGCAGATGCATTGAAATCCTGCTGGAAACAGACTACACGGATAAGAACGGAAAGACCGTTTCCGGGGCAGAGGCTCTGTGTGCGAAGCTGTTTGAGCAGGGGATGAAGGGCAATGTGAAAGCGTTCGAGACTCTCCGATCTACAGTCGGACAAGACCCTGTTCAAAAAATCATGGTGTCTGAAGTGGATGAGACCGTTATTAGCGAGGTGGAGAATGCAGTGCTTGGAGAAGATGGAGAACTGGAAACCGATTGATGGTTATGAGGGCAAGTATGAGGTTTCTGATCTTGGGAGAATAAGGAGCCTGTCAGACAAGAATGGGAACAGGAGAGAGCATATTCTTGTTCAGAGGGCCGGGCACAATGGGTATCTGTATGTCAATTTGTGGAAAAGGTCTCGATCAAGGTCAATGAAGATTCACAGAATGGTTGCGGAAGCATTTTTAGAGAAGAATGAAAATCCGCAATGCGTGAACCATAAAAATGGAGTGAAGGAAGATAACAGGGCTGAGAATCTGGAATGGTGCACGTACTCTGATAACACAAGGCATGCGGTCAGGATGGGGCTGGCAAGGGCAACAAAGGGAGAGCTAAATGGTATGTACGGGGTTCACGGCGCAGAGCATCCAAGCTCAAAGCCTGTGATAAAGATGTCGATGGATGGCAAAGTGCTTGGAAGGTGGGATAACTGCGTGATTGCCGCAGAGGAAAACGGGGTAAATAGGCACAACATAGCGAGGTGTGCAAGAGGGGATAGGAAGTCTGCGTACGGCTATAGATGGGCGTATGAATTATGACGAGACAGCAGGCGATTAAGTTTCTGGTCGAGAGGCCTGTTAAGTTTGCTCATCTGCTTGGGTTTGATAAGCTGGGTGATCTGCATAACGGGTGGATGAGGGACATGCTGACGGGGAAGGGAGATAAAACACTCCAATCTCATCGAATCAGTTACAAAACGACTTGTGTGAGTATCGTCCTGGCTGAAGTAATGATTTTGCTTCCGAGGATGAGGACGATGTTCATGAGAAAGACGGACTCTGACGTGAAGGAGGTCATCCGTCAGGTTGAGAAGATACTGAAAGACGCGAGAACGCAGTATCTGGTACAGACGATATACGGTGTGAATCTGGTTCTAACTACCAGTTCAACAACGGAGCTGAATACAAACCTGTCTGTTGATGTAAGGGGAACATCCCAGTTGATAGGGATGGGAACAAAGTCATCACTGACAGGTAAGCACTTTGACAGGATATTTACAGATGACATTGTAAACATCGATGACAGAATCTCCAAAGCGGAGAGAGAGCGCACCAAGATTGTTTACATGGAGTTGCAGAACATAAAGAACAAGGACGGGCGGATATACAACACAGGGACGCCATGGCATGAGGAGGACTGTTTCTCTATCATGCCGAGCCCGGAGAAACACGACTGCTATGCGACCGGGATATTGAGCGACAAAGAACTGGAAGAGTTGCGGAACAAGATGCTCCCTTCGCTGTTTGCCTGTAACTATGAGCTAAGGATTATTGCATCAGAGGATGTGATCTTCCTGAATCCTGTCACTGGTGGCGACCGTGGACTTGTTGATCAGGGAATTATGCACATAGATGCGGCTTATGGTGGGAATGACTATACGGCTGTGACGGTTGCCAACAGAAGAGATGGAAAGATATATGTTTTTGGGAAGTGCTGGCAAGATCACGTAGACAGGCACATGGACGAGATTGAGGAGTATTACAAGGAGTTCAAGTGCGGGAAGGTGTACGATGAGGACAACGGCGATAAAGGGTATTTGAACAAGGCCTTGAGGAACAGGGGAATAAAGGCGAACAAGTACCACGAGAACATGAACAAGCACCTGAAGATAGTGACGTATCTTCTTGAAGTATGGAAAGACGTTGTTTTTGTAGACGGGACTGATGAGGAGTACATAAAGCAGATCACGGACTACTACGAAGATGCAGGTCATGATGATTGCCCGGATAGTTTGGCAAGCATCGCGAGGATATACAAGAAAAAGCGTGACAACAGTGATTACAAGCCTCTATGGAACTAACGGAGGGCGAAAATGACCACATATAACGATTTGCTCGAAGTAAACAACAGCGACAGCGACCGAATTGAGTTTATCAATCAGGTCATCCAAGAACACAAGCGGTCTGATCTGTATAAGACTGCCATGGTGGGAAAGGATTACTCGCAGAAGAAGAACACGACGATCATGAGCTTCCAGAAGCTGTTGTATACAGTTTCCGGGAAAGCCGTTCCTGACAATTTCTCCGCAAACTACAAGATGGCCTGTGGATTCTTCAAGTACATCATCACACAGGCATACCAGTATCTGTTGAGCAACGGTGTGTCGTGGAGTGGAGAGGATGAACCGTTGGGAGAGGACTTTGACACGAAATTGCAAGATGCTGCAAAGAAATCACTTTGGGGCGGCGTGAGTTTCGGGTTCTGGAACCTTGACCATTTGGACGTGTTCGATGTGACAGAATTTGCCCCGTTGTACGACGAAGAAAACGGTGCGTTGAGAGCAGGGGTGAGGTTCTGGCAGATCGACAAGAACAAGCCAATGAGAGCGACCCTGTACGAAGAAGATGGTTACACGAACTACATCTGGAAGGATGGAAAGGGTGAAATCCTTGAGGGAACAGGAAAGGTTGCATATCAGCAGATCGTAAGGACATCCGAGGTTGACGGGACAGAGATATTCGATTTGCAGAACTATCCGACATTCCCGATTGTTCCGTTATGGGGCAATCCAGAAAGACAAAGCGAGATCATCGGGTTAAGAGAACAGATCGACGGCTACGACCTGATCAAATCGGGGTTCTGCAACACGGTAGACGAGGCATCGTATGTCTATTGGACGCTGACCAATGCCGGGGGAATGGATGATCTTGACCTTGCGGTGTTTATCGAGCGCATGAAAACGGTCCATGCGGCAAACCTTGACGATGATGTAAAAGCAGAGAGCCACGCACAGGAAGTTCCGCACGAGGCGAGGGAGAGACTCCTTGACAGACTGCGGAATGACATCTTTGATAGTGCCATGGCCTTGGATACAAAGAACATTGCAGGGGGGAATATCACCGCAACACAGATACAGGCATCTTACGAGGCATTGGATGCCAAGACGAACGAGTTTGAGTATTGTGTGATCGAATTCATCAAAGGCCTGTTGGCCGTGGCAGGGAAAGAGAATGAACCGACCTTTACGAGATCGAGGATGATTAACGTACAGGAACAGGTGCAGACGATCATACAAGGTGGAACGTATCTGGATGATGAATACGTCACCAGAAAGATTCTTGACCTTCTGGGCGACGGAGATAAGGCAGAGGAAATGTTAGGTCTTATGAGGGAAGATGATTTTGATCGGCTCGAAGGCCTTGATGACGATGAAGAGGACGACGGAATAGACAACGAGCTTGATTCAATTCTTGCGGAATTGGAGGGATAACATGGCTTATGCGAGCAAATACTATGACCCCGTAAAGGCTCATGAGTATTACATGAACTACAGAAAAAAGGGGCTTAGAAAGAAACGAAGCTCTACAAAAGGGCTTAGCGAGAGAGGGAAGGCTGCCGCAAAAATGGTGAAAGAAGCTCTTATGGAAGAACGAAAAGCCCAATATAAGGCTGTTACGGAACAGGTATCCGCAAAAATTAAGGAATTGCGCAAGCGCATGAAGGGAATGTCAAAGGAATCCATTAAGGCGGAGGTCGAGAAGCTTAGAGCAGAAGCAAAGAAGTTAAAGACACAGATCAAGGAAGCGTTTGACGAGAAGTACGCGCAGGAGGTCGAACAGATCAGAAGCGATAAACAGTTTAGGAAGTAAGGAGGAAGAAGATGGCTGATATAACCCCCGTAACGAGGAAAGAAAAAATCCTGGCAGGAGAAGATATTGTGCCTGTCACAAGAGAAGAAGCCCTGCTGAAAGCTCTGATTGATTCTGGCGGCGGCGGAGGCGGTGGCACAACGAACTACAACCTGCTGAAGAACCTTCCGTCAATCAACGGTGTCGAGTTAAAGGGCAACAAGACAAGCTCTGATTTACAGATTGACACCACATTATCCGATGACCTTACGGCATCCGTAAATGTGGGAGGTATCAAGTCTGGGAAGAAGTACAACAAGGGTGACAGCATCGAAACGATCTTACGTGAACTGCTGAACCCTGTTGCGAACCCGACATTTACAGCGCCGAGCGCAAGGCTGACCAGTAATGCCGCAAGAACCATCTTTGGCATGGATGAACCCATCGGGTCGCTGAAGTTTGACCTTACCTTTGATCAGGGCAAGATCACACCTGCTTACGGAACAAGCGGTAAGAGATCGGGGACAGCTTCATCCTACACGATTGACGGACAGTCTGGTCAGACGGTCAACATCAACATGGACGAGAAGATGCCGAACGGAGAGAGACAAATGGTTATCACAGGAACAGTCGCTTACAACAAGGGAGAACAGCCGAAGAATAGTATAGGCGAGGACTACGGTCAGCCGTTAGCGGCAGGGACTACGTCAGACAGCATCACGTTTGAACGCAAAGCGTACATTTACTCGAATAAGAGCGGTGCTTTTGAGCGTATGCCGATTGACCAGTACAACGCATCTCCGACAGAGATCGAGCTTGCAAACGAAGATCACCCGAACGAGGCGGCTATCGCATTTCCTGCAAAGGCAACGAAGATCGAGACATGGGATGCGCTCGAAAAGGAATGGGAAGATGTGTCGTGGGAGTTTTTAGAGGAGCAGATCACACTTGATGGCAAAACCTACTGGAAGTACACGGACAACCGTGGATACAGAGCAGGCGAACGTAAACTTAGATTCACATGGTAAACGGAGGACAATATCATGGCAAGACAAAAAGGTAGCACAAAGTTAGGTAACAATATTGAACTGAATGCGGCGGCACCGTTAAGCGCAAACGAGCAGGTCAAGCTGAAAGCTGATCTGACAGCGGCGAATACATGGGACTATCCCTTTAAGGGGATGAAGGTCGTTGTCGAGGAAGAAGCCAAGATGTATATCTTGAAACAGCTTCCGAACACTGACCCCGAAAACTGGGTGCAGGTCGGTGCGGACATCGACACGTCTGTCCTTGAAGCCGAGATCGCACAGAGAGCGGTCGGGTACATCGAAACGGCAACGGAAACGGTAGCCATTGGGGATGACCGTCCGTTGGTGAAGGATGAGGTTGTCAAGATCAAGAGTTCCGATGGAACACAGACCTATCAGGGCGTTGTCGATGACACAGGGAAAGTCGTCATTGAGGTCGAAGGGAAGAACGTCACGATTGAATATGTCGGCAATGCGCTGACGCTCTCGAATCCCGATGCGGCTGATATTGATGAAACCGAAGCGGAGATCATCACAGAGACCGTACACAAGGTCGATGCGCGGTTACTCCCGAAGGGAGACAAGTCCGAGACTGCTGACTATCTGGAAGAAGCCTTGACCGTGAAAGAAGCGCAGGGCAAGTACAAAGTCGGCGATGTCATTCTGAAGGACACGAGCCTTGAAGACATCATCATCAATATGCTGACGAAGAAGAACGTTCCTACGATCACCGAACCGACTGTCAGCATCAGCGGTTCTGGAAACAAACTGCTTGAGACTGGTGCAACACAGAACGTGACGATCACGCTTACACTTAATCGTGGTTCGATCTCCCCTGCTTATGGCACGGATGGTTACAGAGTAGGCGAAGCAACCGCATACAGCCTGAGCGGTGGCGGTGAGCAGGTGGAGAACACCTTCTCTGAAGTGGTCAGCGAGTCAAATGCTTCGTTCACAGGTACGGTCAAGTATGCGGCAGGTCAGCAACCGAAGGATGATGAGGGAGAAAACTACGGTGAAGCGAAAGAAGCAGGAAGCCTTACCACTTCTGCGCTCGTGTATGAGTTCGTAGACCCGATTTATTCCAATGCGGCTAACATCAATACGATTGCGAAAGAGCCGCTTGTGAAGCGTTCTGTTGGGGAAAAGACCTTTGTATTCCCTCCGTGTACGGTTGCGAACCCGGAAATCTTTGAGGTGCCAGCGGCATGGTCTGTGCTTGCGGTGGAAGTGCTGAACGATATGTCTGGTAAGTTCGAGCCGTGTGACGAGTTTGTGGCATCCGATGTGGTTCACCCGAATGCGGCGAACGTGGATGTTGCCTACAAGCGTTACACCGACAGCCGTGGATATGCGGCAGGTTCGAGAACGATCAAAGTTCGTTGGAGTTAAATTAACCTGTAGGGGCAGGGGATAAACCTCTGCCCCTTCGATGGAGGTATAGATATGGCAAGACAAAAAGGAAGTTACCGTTTAGGCGGCAATCTGGAAGTAGAAGCATCGGCGAACCTTGACGGACGCTTAGAAGTCCCGACAAAAGCCGACCTTCTGACTATGGAATATCCGTATCAGGGCATGATTGTGTTCTGTCAGGAAGATGAGAAGCACTACAAGCTTGTGGGAGATCATACGCTTGAAGCTTCATGGGAAGTAGTCGGTGATAACTCCGTTGAACTCACACAAGCACAGTATGATGCACTTTCCTACGAAGAAAAGATGAACGGCACAACGTACTACATCACAGACGGAGATGATGGTACAGGCGGTGGTAGTGGCGGCGGTAGCGGTATTATCAAACTTGCCGAAGCAGGTTTTGTAGAGTTTGAAAATCCGATTGCAGAAGGTGAAATTAAATCCAAAGCCGTGTTTCATTCGGGGTACAACTTACTTCCGACTGATTTGTGGTCAGCAAATGTTACATTAGGAGCACCTACGACTGGCGTAGATAACAGATGGAACACTCAAAAGGATGGTGTAAGACTTCTTCCAGTGACGGTAAATTCCAGTGGTTATTTTAGGATTGAGGTGTTGTTTGAAAAAGGCTTTACTACTGCTTATGGCGGCAAA